ATTATGAATAACTGTGAAATATGTGGTAATGAAATGACCACAATAGATTATGAATTCTGCGACATATGTCCAGACTGCTTAGACGAAGAAATATGAGAAGATTAATATATGATATGTTTTACGCTGACGAAATAAGTGAAGACGTTGCTTACAAGCTAATTGATAAGCTAAATAAAATAAGAGACAAAACTAAATATAGTTGGGAAAAATAAAACAAGCTCGCACTCACAAGGTGCGGGCATTTGTAGGTATGATAGAAAAATGGAAAACAATACTAGAACTTAATGATTGGTCATTTAATACTGAGGCTATTAGGAAAGATCAGGTGCAATACCCTGATGATCTTGAACTAAAAGAATTTGTAGGTATTAGTATTGACCATGAACAAAAATATGGTTTAATAAACCATACACGACCTCTAACTGACTTTGATGTAATACACGAGCTGTTACATTGTAAATGGCCAACTATGTCAGAAGATGCGGTAAATCATGCTACTAATACTATATTATTTAATCACACTAAATGAAAAATATACTTAAAAAACGAAGATGTTTATCACATAGAAAATATGTAGAACATCGTATGGCACAGTTACAATCTGAAATATTTAATGACGCTATGGCAACAGGTGTAGTTAACTTAGAAAAAAGAAAACAACTATTAAAATATAGAACACATTTAAACAACTTATGAGAGAAGAATTATTAAATAGAATTAAAGAACAAGTAAAATTAGAAATTTTATACTATGAGTGCCTTAGGGTGACACATGGTAGTAAAGATATAGAGTAAGGGGCAAATGTCACACCGTAATTTAACATATTTAAACAATAATAGAATAATATATCGAAGATATTCTTCAGATATACCTACCTATAGCTACAGCTGGGGTTGGTACTACGCTGATGGTACTTACGGGTATTATGCTTTATTCAATAATAAAGCTAAAATAAATACTATTAGATCTTTAAAATGGCATTTACTTACATTGTGGTACTTAAACCCTGAGCTTAATAAAACTAAATTTATAAAACTAGCTGAATATATAATATATAAAGAAAATGGATTTGTTACTTTTAATATTGGAAAAAAACTGATAAAACAAGTTATTAATGATGTATTTAAACAAGATCTTGATACACCACCAAAGAATAGATTACGTAAAATAGTATTTAAAGATTCAAGCGGTTTGACTACTATTGAAAAACTTAAAATTGTAGGTAAAATAATTGGTCAAGCTAAAGGAATTAAAGAAGATGATATTTATGAAGCTATGCTTTATATACATGAGCAAGGAACTATAACAATACCTAAAATAGCAAAAGCTTTAAAATGCGCTAATAGAACAATTTATAGACACATGAGTGAGGAGCTTAAAGAAGAAAAACAATTACTAAATAAATCGAATGAAAAAATATAATATAAAAAACTATGTTAGATACAAAGAGGACCTTAAAAGATCTAATGCTAAAATAACAAAGAAAAACTTCATTGACTATACTCCTGAAGAACTTAAAGTATTATTTTTGCCTTTAGTAGAAAACATAGGTAGAAAATTTGCTACATCTCAAGAAGCTTCAGGTGTTATGTCTATTAACGATATAATACAAGAAGGTAGTTTTCAGTTATGCAAAGCTGTAGACAAAATAGATAGAGCAAGATTAATAGAGTCTGAAGATATTGAACAAACTTTAAAGTCTTTTTTAGCTAAAAGAATTAGAGGCGGTATACGTAGAGAAATAGACAAAAATAGAGGTACAATGCGTATACCTGAGCACAAGCTAAACGAAATACGTAAAGACGGAGGTAAAGATAAGAAGATGGTTGCTATGTTTTTTAATAGTATATTCTTAAGTATAGATGCTAACCCCAATGATGACAATATGGTTTATCAAATACCTGATAAATCTGATCCTTATAATGAAACGTTACTAAATTCTTATATTATGAGTTTATTAACTAAATACCTTGATTTTAATGAAATGTTAGTGTTAAGCAAAAGCTATGGTTTAGATGGGCCAAAATGGTCTGCTAACGAAATAGCAACAGCTCTAGAAATCAAAGGTGTCTCTGCATATGTAAGAGTGTCAGAGCTTAAAAAGCAAGCTGTACAAAAACTAATAGACAACGTAGATCACTCGCAAGTGCTTGACTACCTGTAAATTATAATATAAACCTGTAATTATAACTATATGACAATATACCAAAAATTAACCACAATTCAAACAAAGTTTAAATCGAAGAAGAGTAGATTTAACTCATTCGGCAAGTACTATTTCAGGTCTGCCGAAGACATCCTAGAAGCTACAAAACCCTTTTTAAAGGAGCTAGACGTTGCAGTAACGATCACTGAAGAATTAATATCTTTTGATCCTGCTGTACTTAAAGTAACAGCTAAAATTATGAATGGCGAAGCCGATGCAGGTTTAGGTTCTCATAAACATGCTGAAGCTGTAGCTATTGTAGGTGTTGATTTAGATCAGAAAGGTATGCAGATGCCACAAAGATATGGTGCAGCTAGTTCTTATGGTAAGAAGTATGCGCTAGGCAATTTGTTCTTGATTGATGATACTCAAGATTCGGATGCCACTAATACACACGGTAAAAACCAAACCATTACTCAAGCAGCTATATCTACAGCTCAATTACTTAAAGCTAAAGAATATGTTAAAAGTGGCGGCAAATTAGATGCAATAAAATCTAAATATAAGTTAACAAAAGAGCAAGAGAAAGAATTAACAACATTATGAAAAACAAAAAAGAAATAATAGAGAAGCTTAAAGACGATGAGCATTACTATGGTGAGTTTGGCAAGCAGTTTATATCTAATTCAGACATAAGAACGCTTATGACAAATCCACTAGCATTTAAAGAGGCATCTATTCAAGCTCCTCACTTTCTTATTGGTGGTTACTTTCACACTGCAATACTAGAACCTGAAAAAATAAAGAACTTCAAAATAGTTGAAGCTACGTCGCGTAATACAAAACTTTACAAAGAAATAACGAACGGAGAAGTTTGTTTATTACAGCACGAAGTTGATAAGACAGAAGCTTTGGTTGATAAGATGATGAATAATAAAATATGCAGAGATCTTATTCACACTGAAGGTAATGATTTTGAAGTTCCAGGTATTACCGAAGCTTATGGTAATATGTGGAAAGGTAAAGCAGATATTGTTAACCACAAAGAAAAACTAGTTGTTGATCTTAAGACTACGTCAGACTTAGAAAAGTTTAATTGGTCTGCTAAGAAATACAATTATGATAGTCAAGCTTACATATACAGTCAATTATTTGGCTACGATATGTTATTTATAGCTATCGACAAAAACACGGGTCAAATAGGCATATTCGACTGTTCACAGGATTTTTATAAGACTGGAGCAGAGAAAGCCGAAAAAGCTTCTGAAATATATGATTTGTTTTTTAGAAACGATAATTTTAACCCTAATAATTATTTTATAAATAAAACCCTATAATATGGCAGGAATAATAAAAGCAAGTATCAATTTAAATGCAATTGATAAATCAAAAATAATCGAAGGCAAGAAAGGTAAATACCTACCTATTACGATTACAGTAAATGATGAGCCAGATCAATTTGGTAATCAAGGACCTGTTATAATTGATCAGTCTAAAGAAGAAAGAGAAGCTAAGGTAGCTAAGACTTATCTTGGTAACTGCAAAGTAGTATGGACAAACGGTGTTTTTCCAGACAAGATACCTTATGAAGGCGGTGGACAAGCTCCAGCACCTAAAGCACAACCAAAGGTAGAATCGGATCTACCATTTTAATTAAATCAAATAAATGCAAGTCGAAGATAAAGAAATAAACGGATTCTTAATTGAGTCTTTTAATCAGCACGGCTTAGAAGTAGGGAAAACGCAGGGGATTTGTCCCCTGTGTTCTATTGATAGGAAACCTGAGAACAAGAAAGCTAAATGCTCTTCTTATGATTGGGAGCGTGGGATCGGTACTTGCCATAACTGTGACAAATCTTACCAATTACATACATTCAAACGTAAAGGCAAAGCTGAACGTGAATATGTCATGCCTGAGCCTTATAAGTTAGAAGAGCCTGGTATGAAAGTTGAAGACTGGTTTAAAACAAGAGGAATATCCAAAAACACACTAAATGAATTAAAAGTCAGTGTTGGTAAAGAGTTTATGCCACAGACCGGTAAACCCGAGAATACTATTCAATTTAATTATTACGTAGGTGGAAACCTAACTAATATTAAATATAGAGATGGACGTAAAAACTTTAAGCTATACAAAGGAGCTGAAAAAGTATTTTACAATATAGATAATACTGTAGGACATGATACATGTGTTATAGTTGAAGGCGAAATGGATGTGTTAGCTTTATATGAAGCAGGTATAACAAATGCTATATCAGTTCCAAACGGCGCTACACTAAACAGTAACAACTTAGATTACTTAGATAATTGTATTGATTACTTTGATGATAAAGAAAAGATAATCATTGCAGTAGATAATGATCCACCAGGTTTAGCCTTACAATCAGAGCTTGTAAGACGTCTTGGTGCTGAAGTTTGTTATCTAGCGTCGTTTGATGACTGCAAAGATGCAAATGAATATCTAATTAAATATAATGCGTCAGAGCTCAAGTCTAGGGTTTTAGATGCAAGACCTGTGCCATTAGAAAACGTTACAACATTTAAAGACATTGAAGATGAAGTTACAGACTTTGTTCGTAATGGTTTTAAACGTGGTTTTCAAATCGGTCTACCAAACTTTGATAATATTTTTTCTACTTATACTAAACAGTTTATAACTGTAACAGGTATACCTAGTTCAGGTAAGTCAGACTTTGTAGATCAAATGGTTGTAGGTTATAACAGAGAGTATAAATGGAAGACAGCGTTTGCATCTCCTGAAAATGCTCCTACGTTTCTACATGCGCATAAGCTTATGCGTAAAGTTTGGGGTGATATGCCTAACAAAGGCGATATTGGCGGAGATAAATGGAATCAAGTAGCTGATCATGTTAATAAGAACTTTTTCTTTATTGATATGGAACGTTATACTCTTGAATCTGTTTTACGTAAAGGCGCTGAGCTAGTTAAACGTAAAGGTATTAAGTGTTTAGTTATTGATCCATATAATAAGGTTAGAGACGTCGATTCACATACTGAAGACGTTAACCGATACACAATGGAATACTTAACTAAGATTGAAACATTTGCTAAGAAATATGATGTACTAGTATTTATAGTAGCACATCCTACTAAAATGTATAAGACACAAGATGGTAAGATTGAAGAACCAACTATGTATAACATTAAAGGTGGTGGTGAATGGTACGATGCTAGTTACCATGGTCTACTTGTTCATCGGGACTATGATGCTAAAACAACTAAAGTTAAAGTGCTTAAATGTAAGTTTCAAAACTTAGGTGAAAACGGCGCTGAAGCTTATTTTACTTGGGAACCTAGATCAGGCTGCTTTGTACCACACGAAACACCTGACCTTGATGAAGCAATGCCCTGGGAATGATAAAGAAAGTTGAATGGAAACCACCTATGTGGAATAAAGAGCTTAGAAAGATCTACTCATGGTGCTTAAAGCACGGAATAAAAATATACCCTATAGCTGCGGCTAAAGGAGAAAAAAATAAAAACTGTTATATAGAAGTAAGTGTAAATGGTAAAACAACTTTATCACCTAAGCATTACGGTGTTAGTGAACTATGGCCTAAAATATTTGAGCTATACAAGTTTTACTATGACAAACATACAAACTAAATACGATACAATTCGGATAATAAATATATGAGAGAATATAAATTTAAAAATGCTAGTGAAGCTTTTGATTTTTATTATGGTACAATACCATATGAAGGCAAAAACTTTGGTAATACTAAAGCTATGTTTAACCAAGGCTTTACTATACTAAACCCAGTTGATCGCATAATAACTAATGAAGCTAGAAACTTTAATGTTGAATATGCAGAAGCTGAATGGCAATGGTATTTGTCAGGTGATCCATCTACAGCTAAGCTTGGAGAAATATATGGTAAGATACCTAAGATATGGCAAGACATGACTGATGGCAATGGTAGAGTTAATTCTAACTATGGTTATCAATGGGAAAGAGGTTATCAACTAGATAAAGTTGTAGCTATGTTAAAAGAAAATCCTGATACAAGACAAGCCTGTGTATCTATATATGATGGTAAAGAAATTACCAGATACAGACACGATACACCTTGTACCTATGCTATACAGTTTACAGTTATAGATAACAAGCTTGATATGTGTGTTACGATGCGTTCTAACGATCTTTGGTTCGGCTTTTGTAATGATCAATATCAATTCAGTAAACTGCAAGAAATGGTCTCAGAACGTACAGGGTATGACGCTGGTGTATATTATCATTTTGCACATAACCTACATATATATGATGATCAGCTACCAGAACAAAATACACTAACATCTAGAGCTAAGCAATATGGATAAAATAAATTATTATTTATACCATATACCGGGTAAAAAAATAGGTGTTACACGTGATCTTATAAGCAGAGTCGTAGAACAACAAGGTTACGACTTAGACGAAGTAGAAGTTCTAGATCAAAGTACAGATATAAATTATATATCTGACCGCGAGTTAGAACTTCAACAGTCTTACGGCTATAGGGTTGACAGACAAAAATACAAAGACTTGTATATTAATAAACCAAAAACCAAAAACAAAATGCACATAAACGTAACAGAGCAGACAAGCACATTTCCAGTACCAACATCTAAACTTAAAGGTAGATTAATGGATAACATGGGTATGACATGGTTAACATCTCACGGCAAGTTTGAGATTAACATGGATACAATAGCTTGGATAATGAAAAACGTAACTACTTCTATGTATACAGCTGAAAGATGTTATATATATAATAAGTCTTTTGCTAAGTACTTTAAAACAGTTGAATTTCCTTTTGGTGATGATGCTTATCAAGCTTATCACGATACTTTAACTGAAAGAGTTAAACCAAGCAATGGTAGAGCTAAACTAAAGACAGACACTAGGTTTCAATTAATAAGAGACTGGGCTGGTACAAGAGGCTTATATAGTAAAGGCGATACTAAAACTCAGTTCTGTAAGCTAATGGAAGAAGCTGGCGAACTAGGTAGAGCTATACTAAAAGATGATAATCCTGAATTTAGAGATGCTATTGGTGATATGGTTGTAGTTCTTACAAACCTAGCTCATATGGGCGGAACAACTATTGAAGATTGTATAGATGAAGCTTACGATGTTATCTCTAAGAGAACTGGTAAAATGGTTAACGGAACATTTGTTAAAGATGAAAAGTAAGACTATTAAATTCAGAGATCCAGTCGTTGAGAACGTTGTGGATAAGTTTATATCAAGATCTGATTTTGGTTTTGAGAAGTACGGGCAATCAATGCATAATGAAAGAATAACTAAGCAAAAAGATCTAGCAGGTTATCTCAACGATATACAAGAAGAGCTTATGGATGCTATACTTTATATTCAAGCTGCGCGTGAAGAGTTAAATGATAACTTAGTTAGTGAAACAATAGCTGAAGTTAACAAAGCTAGTTTTAGGCCTCCACACCCTAGTGATGCTGAGAATATATTAGGTGTTAACTCGCCATTATCAGGCGAAGAATTAGATTATGGTACGCCGGTTTAAAAGAAAAAAAGGACCAGTAAGATCAAAAAAAGTAGAGTATGATGGAATTAAATTTGCATCAGGTCTTGAAAAAAATATGTATGTAGCTTTAAAAAAAGCAAATATTAAAGCCGAATATGAGGGACAAACTTACGAGCTTGTCTCCTCTTTCGGATTTAAAAATAATTCTTATGAAAGGCAAGGAAACGGAAAAGGAGAATATAAAAATAGGGGTAATAAAAAAATACTTAATATCAAGTATACGCCTGATTTTATTGGAACTGGATTCATCATTGAATGCAAAGGGAGAGCTAATGAAAGTTTTCCTATACGTTGGAAATTATTTAAAGCTTATGTACATAAGAACTTACCGGAAGTTACGTTATATAAACCACAAACTACAAAAGAATGCGAAGAAACCGTAAGCTTAATTCTTTCGAGCAGAAAGACTTAGCTAGAAGAAAATATGCTGAAAGACAATTGCAAAAGTTTATAGACTGGAGTATTGAGTCTAAAGGTTATTTAAAATATAAAGACTTAATTAAATACTCAGAAAAATATGGCACGTCAACAATTAAGTAGTAAAATAGATAGAGTTAAAGTTAAAAGAAAAGGTGTTCATGCTAAGACTAAAACATCTAGCTCTACTTCTAGCATACTATACAAAAAAAAATACAAAGGACAAGGAAGATGAAAGAAAGCACATTATTAGAAATGCAAAATAAAATTGCGGCATTAACAAGAGTTGTGCAACAAATGATAAATGAAATGAATATACTTAGTACTACTGCAATGGGTACTTTAGAAACTGTAAAATTAATACCAGGTTACGATAGAGCTATAGAGTTCTTAAAAAAAGAAGCTGAAAAAATAGAAAAAGAAAAACAAGATGGAGTTAAGCAACAAGATACTAAGTGATATAACAGTGTACATGAAGTACGCTAAGTTCGTGCCTGAGTTAAATCGTAGAGAAACTTGGGTGGAACTAGTAGATAGAAATAAAGCTATGCATATTAAGAAATATCCTAATCTTGCTGATAAAATTAACGAAGCTTATAAATTAGTATATGAGAAAAAGATTTTACCAAGTATGCGTTCGTTACAATTCGGAGGTAAACCGATTGAAATTAGTCCTAATCGCGTGTATAATTGCGCTTATTTACCAATTGATCATATTGATTCGTTCCACGAGACTATGTTCTTACTTCTTGGAGGAACAGGTGTTGGATACTCTGTTCAAAATCATCACGTAAAACAGATGCCACCAGTTAATCAACCTTATGCTAAAAGAACTAGAAGGTTTTTGATTGGTGATAGTATTGAAGGTTGGGCTGACGCAATTAAAGTTCTTATGAAGTCCTATATGGGTGATAAGAGAAGTTCTACTGTAGAGTTTGATTACTCAGATATTAGAGCTAAAGGTGCACAGCTAGTTACATCAGGTGGTAAAGCACCAGGACCTCAGCCACTTAAAGAGTGTATACTAAAGATTAAAGGTATATTCGATGCTAAAGATGATGGTACACCACTAACAACTGTTGAAGCTCATGATATTGTTTGTCATATAGCTGACTCAGTTTTAGCTGGTGGTATACGTAGAGCTGCTTTAATTAGTTTATTCTCTGCTGAAGATAACGAAATGATTAGTTGTAAGTCAGGTAATTGGTGGGAAACAAATCCACAAAGAGGTAGAGCTAACAACTCAGCCGTACTTATGAGACATAAAGTAACTCAAGAGTTTTTTATGGACTTGTGGAAACGTGTAGAGCTATCAGGGTCAGGTGAACCTGGTATATATCTTAACAATGACAAAGACTGGGGTACAAACCCTTGTTGTGAAATAGCATTAAGACCTTTTCAGTTTTGTAACCTATGTGAAGTAAATGCTAGTGATATAGAATCACAAGATGATTTTAATGAGAGAGTTAAACACGCTAGCTTTATAGGTACACTACAAGCTGGGTACACTGACTTTCATTATTTAAGAGATGTATGGAGAGATACGACAGAGAAGGACGCCCTTATCGGTGTGTCAATGACAGGAATCGCGAGTGCCGCTGTGCTGCCGTTGGATATGAAGGCCGCTGCAAGTATAGTAAAAAGAGAAAACTCAAAGACAGCTAAAGCAATTGGTATTAATCCAGCTGCAAGATGTACAACCGTGAAGCCTGCTGGGACTACATCTCTTGCATTAGGAACTTCATCTGGTATTCATGCATGGCATGCTGATTATTACACGCGTAGGATCAGAGTTGGTAAAAACGAATCTATGTATAAATACTTAGCAGCTAATCATCCTGAGTTAATTGAAGATGAGTTTTTTAGACCTCATGATACTGCAGTAATTAGCATACCACAAAAAGCTCCTAAAGGTTCTATACTTAGAACTGAATCACCATTTGATTTACTTGAACGTATAAAGAAAGTAGCTCAAGAGTGGGTTAAGCCTGGTCACAGAAAAGGATCTAACACTCACAACGTTTCAGCTACTGTTAGTTTAAAACAAGAAGAATGGGATCAAGCTGGTAAATGGATGTGGGAAAATAGAGATCATTACAATGGGCTGTCTGTATTGCCATACGATGGAGGTACATATACTCAAGCTCCATTTGAAGATATAAGTAAAGTAAATTATGATATGGCTATGAAACATTTAAAAGATATTGATCTTAGCAAAATTGTAGAAACAGAAGATGAAACAGATCTTGCAGGGGAATTAGCTTGTGCAGGTGATAATTGTGAAATTAAATGAAAAAGTTAGCAATAATTGGAGGTCTCAGTTTAATGACAGCTGGGACTTCATATATGTTGTGGCATCCACACGCACCACAGTTTGATTTTAATCCTAACACTTTAGCAATAGCTAGTGGCGGATTTTTTGTAGCTGTTGGAATTAGTTTTAAATTTTAAATAAATAATATATGTGTCCATTATGTTTAGGCGGTATTTGCGAATACTGTAAATAGTTATGTTGGGGGATTAGCTCAGCTGGCTAGAGCGCCTGCCTTGCACGCAGGAGGTCATCAGTTCGACTCTGATATTCTCCACAAATAAAAAGGGGACCTCGTAATGAGATCCCCTTTTTTGGTTACAGGAACTTTGGGTATGGTGCCCAGTATTTTATTGTTCCTTATTTTTTACCACAAGGCTCACCCGTGGCAACATTTATCCAGTTTTCTTTTTCAAACCAGTCTTTCAAAGTTGCTCCTTTTTTACGAGCTCCTTTAATATTACTTTTAGAACTACGTCTATACTTACCTCTTGATGCCGCATTCTTTTTAGCATTAACAACTGCTTTCTTTTCTTCGTCAGACATTGAGTCTACTTTAGACTTAGGTAGACATACTTTTCTAGTTCCTCCTCCCTTAATAGCCATTACTTATTGTCTTTACTTTTACCCCAATTAGCTGCTCCTTTTTTTCTACATTGTACTAACTGGCCAGATGCATAAGCGCTAGGCCAAACTTTAGCTGAAGCTTTTACTTTCTTATAACAAGCATCTTTAACTACTTTTTTTGTTCGTTTTGCCATTATTTCCTTTTATTATATTTTCTTTTATTTTTTCTTTTATTTAAACTTTTTTTAGAACGAGAACTTTTGGATTTAGAACTAGATTCTTTCATTATGTCCCAAGAAGACCAACCACCTATCATAGCTAATCTTTGCCACCAGTCAGCTTCTTCATTCATAGATCCTTCTATATTTTCCATTTTAAGTAAAACCCTATCTAATGGCACATTTGTTGTAGCTGAAATAACTTTGGCCGCAGACATCAAGCCAGGATTATCTAAACTAAATCCTTTATCTAGTATTTCTTGTCTTCTTTTTTTACTATCAAAAGCCCAACCTGCAGCTCTTAACCTAGCTATCTTAGAGCCTATAGGTGGAGAAAACTGTAGTAACTTCCACACAGAATCAGTGTACTCTGGCCTAGATCTTCCAGATCTTTCGTAAATATCCATTAAAAAGTTTTTAGCTACAGAAACAGTTGCTCCTCCAATGCCTAAACCTCTTAACAACGAATCAGCCATTCCATTTATAGTTCTATAAGTTCTTTTCTTTTCATCTTCTTCATCATCTTCAAAACCTAATTTAAACAAAGCTTGTTGTAAAGCGTTGAATATTAAATTCTGTACAAAAGCATAATAAACTATTTTACTCATATTAGATTTAGAACTACCTCTTCCATTTACTAAGTCTTGAAAAGCTCTTTTCATTAACCTAGAATACTGCATAGGTGTATTAGCAAACATCAATATTAAACGACCAACATCACTTGATTGTTGTTGAGATATTTTATCAGGTCTAGCAGACTGTTGAGATTCTTCAGCTATTTCTCTAAACTCTCTCATTGCTACTTCTTCAGCTTCTTTTTTAGACATGCCGTCTTTTATTAAAGCATCTATTTTATTTCTATAAAAAGTAGCACCACCTAAAGCTATTGCAAAACTATCAGCAAATTGAGTAGGTAAATAACCTTTTTCAAGTATATAGGCCATAACAGCTTTAGCTTTGTTTTTAGATGTCTTAGCTAAGTCAGCTATTTCAGATTCATTTATATTTATTCTAAGACCATTACGTCTATCTCTTAAAAAATCTGAATTCATAAGCGACATAAAATCTTTCCAATACTGAGGTTGATTTGCAAAAGCTTTACCAGCTTTTAAAGGGTTATTAAAATCCCAATTTATAAAGTTAATAGCAGATATAGTTTGTAATATTGCAGACCTGGTATTAAAGAACATAATAGCAGCATTAGAACCATTTATATAATTTAATATTCTATTGCTTAATCTATTACCTGTTTGCAATCTATTGCTACCAGCTTTCATTCTTGAAAGTACATTCTCTAAAGCTTCTCTATATTTTGCACCATGTATAGCTTCTAGTTTATTTAAGTTTTTATTACTAAATATAATATCTGCATTAGCTTGCCATTCAGCCAGTAATTCAGATCTTTTTACTTTTAAACCTTGTATTAAGTCAGACGTTATACTACCAGTTAGCCATCCTTCAGCAGGTGCAGGATAAGCTCTTTTGTTTATTTGTACTAACTTATCTGCAAATATTTTTAATTTTTCATTATTTTCTACAGCATTTACTAGTTCTTTGGTATCTGCTTTAGAAAGACCAGGTATATCTAAACCTTGTTTATTCCATAAATAAACTCTTACAGCTTGCTCATTAGTAAAACCATCCACAGATTCTTTACTTAATTCTTTAGGAACATCTAAATCTTTTTTAAGAGCTTTAAAATCGTTCATTAAATTTAATCTAGCTTGTGACAAAGCTTGATTAGCTTTAGCAAAAGGATCAAATAAATGCTTTTTAAACCAAGCCATTTGGTTATCGCCTAACTTACCTTTGCTTAACAATGGATATATTAATCCCATAAAATCTTCGGCAGATGGAGGTATCCAAAACTTAAATTTACCTTTATTAGCGCCTCTAACTTTAGCTTTAGCTTCTGAATATTCCTTTTCAGATGCTATACCTGATTTTTGTTCTATTATATCATTAAAATCTTTATCAACATTTAGTGAAAACTTTAATTTAGCTTGTTGAACTTTAGATTTAACATCTACAACTTCTAGCGCATCTCTTACTGCTTGCACATTTTGAATAGCATCATCAGCAAAGTAAAAATCATTATAACCTTTAGCTGCTTGATCTATTATCCAATTCGCTTTAGATGCTCCTGTTGATTTACCTAAACCTATTATGTTTTCTTTTTTAAACTCAACACCTTGTGATTTTAAAAATTCATATATAGCTTGCTGTGATTGTGGCGCTCTAGCCGTTAAAACAAATAAATCTTCATTACCTCTAGCGTCTTTTATTTTTTTAGCTATTTTAAGCAATGGACCTTCTTTGCCTTTAGTTACTTTATTAAACTCACTAAAATCAAACTTATATCCTTGATCTAATAAAGATTTACCTTGCTCTGCAAACTCTTCTGCATTTAATGTAATGCTTTCATCTCCACGATTAGCTATTACATTTGATTCAGTAGTTGCTAGCGTATCATCAAAATCAAATACTCTAATTTTTTTAACAGGAGCGTTTAATTTTTTAGCTTGTTTTAAGGCTTCATCAATAGTTTTAGCCTTGTTTAACACGTCGTCCATAGACATGTTGTCATCCATGTCTAATACTTTAGATTCTTTAAAAACAACTACATTTTCGTCTTTAGCAGAATTTTGGCTTTTATCAAGAATTTCTATATCTTCTATAAGCTTTTCTACATTACCTAATTCAATAAAAGCTTTTTCACCACTTTTAGCATATAAATTTTTACTAAACTTAGGATTGTTTTTTAAGAATTTAGTTAATCTAAAAATACCTTCTTTACTTGTTGCACCAGTTTTTGCTCCTCCTTCTACTCCCTTAGCATCTATAACATCCATTAAATATGTTGGTCCAAAAAGCTGTGTATGTTCTACAAACATTTCTTCTAACATTGCGTCTGTTAAATTACCTTCTGCTATACCTAAAAATATTTTAGCCATAGTATTTGCATTAGCTCCTAAGTGTTCTCCTTTTATAGTTAAATCTTTGTAAGCTGATACAGTACCAAAAGCAGCTTGCCACTGAGCATTAATTAAGTCAAGTTTACCTGCTTCTAAATTATTTTTTAAATGAAGATCATATCTTTCTTTAAAATCATTTACTGTATTAAAATCTTCTAATAACTCTGCTCTTTGAGCATCTGTCATTTCTAACCACCTACTTATAGAAGGTTTTGTTTTACCTTCTACGTATTGATTACCTTCTTGAAGATACATAAAGTCAAAACCACTAAGAGATCTAAAGCCTAAAGATATGTTTGTTTGAGTTTGAAGCATTTGAAAAACATATTCTAAATCTACATCTCCTTTTTTATAAGCTTCATTTAATTTATTAGCTATATACTTAAATAATAGTTTATTAGCTGTATTAGCTTTTTCTATTTTTGGTCTTGCTTCTTCTAGTAATTGTTTTTTTCTTTCTAAATTAGTAGTTTCAAATATAGGCTTTAGTATATTTTTTAATTTAGTAGAGTCTTTATTCATTAATATAGAGTCACTAAGTTTTATACCTAACTTATCTAAATCTTCAACATACTTTACAAAAAGATCATCTGTGTACTCTAAATCTTTTAATGCTTGAGCATCATTGTAGTACATTCCCTCTATGAAGTTGCCATCTTCGTCAGTTTGATAAACAGTTTTACCTTGCTCTTTTGATGCTTGTTTATCTTTTTTTCTACCTGCAGGGTCTAGTATACCATTTTTATATCCTAAAAAGTCAAATCCTAAAGCTCCAAATACCCTATTGTCAATAGTTTTACCAAGAGCTTGGCTACCAGCATTCATTCTGTCAGTTACAACTTTATTGTAATTCTTTACACCTTTTACTATAGATCTTAATACTGTTCCTTTACTTTTAATTTTATCATATAAAGCTGGATCAATAAGTTTTATAGCTTCTAATACTTCACTTTTAAATCCTTTAGCATCTACATTTAAATCTGGATTTTCTTTATATAAATAATTTATAAGCTCTCTAAGTTTAGGACTAGATTTTTCTAGTGCTTCTGCAACTTCAGGAACTAAATTACCGTCGCCATCTTCAAAGCCTTTATCTAGTACAAGTTTATTAAAAGTATCTAAATCTTTTTGTAGATTAGGAGCATCTTCTTGATTTATTGAACCTGCAGAACCATCGTCTAAACTAAACTTAAACGTCATACCTCTAGCAGTTTGATTAGCTATATCATTAGATACAACCTCTAATTCTGCCATAGTTTTATTCCTATCAGTTAAGTTAGCTAATGTCTCTGGATCTTGTAAAGCTTGCTGAGATGCATCGAAACCAATAATCTCAGCTACAGACTCTGCTAAAGCAGTTTGCTTAGACGCTGGTCTTCCTGTAGTAGGATTTAAATGCTCTTGCTTAAATTGGTTTTCATCAAAAGCTTTCTTTTTAAATATAGGATTACCAGCTTTTTTATCTGATACTTGTGTACCAATAGCTTGTGACTCGCCAACAGTCATACGTTTTTGTTTTCCAGTAGCTGGATCTATAACAGGTTCTTTAGCAAAAGCAAATCTTTTGTTTACCTGTCTTTGAGTAAGCTTATCGTATATGGCTTCACTAAAGTTGTTTAAGAAATCAGTATACTGTTGAGAATTGGGAGTGCCCATTAAATCTTTAACATCATCAACAAATCTTTTAGTTTTAAATTCATTTGTTAAATAATCAACTATTTGTTTAGGACTTACTAAAACACCTTTTTGTACTTGATTTTTTACCTTGTTGAAAAATCCATCTATAACTTCACCATAAGTTTTACCTTGATTAGGACCTTTTTTAATTACTTGTTGTTGAGAAGATTTTAAAAGCTTATCATATTGAGGTTTGTTTATTTCTCTATCAGCAAGCATTTGATCTAGTTCTTTAGTAGTAAAAAATCCCATAGTTCTTCTAAGACTCTCTCCTTCTTGCCTACCTTCTGGTATTGGTGATTTTTTAGGACCAGTTTTTGGAGCTGCATATCCTAATACTTCTGCAGCTATTTGTTTTGATCTTTGTCTTATACCACCTTTTTGATTGTTAATAAACTGGCCAGCTGTTCCATCAAACTCTTGATCTGTTTTTGCTTGGTAGTCTCTATAAAGTCCTAGTATACCTCTTTCGTCTGTTAATATAGAATCAATTAATGCTTTTCTATTGGCCTGGTATTTAGCGTTGCCTATGTACTGACTAGCTATAAAAGTAGCTAGTGGTTTAAATTGTTTTAAAACTTCTTCTTCAGTAGCTGTCTTGTCTAATTCTTTATCTATTACTTCTTGCGGTATTGCTTTAGTAATTTCATCCATTTCATCTATACGAGAAGTTTCTATTTCTTCATCTATTTCTTGACCAGTCTCATCTTGTATAGACAAACCTTCTTCTTGCAAAGCAGACTCATCTATAGATTCTTTAACAGATATATCTTGCTTTTGTAAAGGACCTTTTGGTGTAATATCTTCAGATATTTCAATACCTTTATCTAAAACATTTTTTTGAGCTTTAGTTAATTTACCTTTTGCAAAAGACTTATTATAATCTTTTATAAATCTATATACATCTTCTGCTGTATCAAATTTTATTTTACCTAATTTACTTTCAGGGGCTATTTGTTGAAAAACTCTTCTAACAAAATCACCAAGCTTTGTAAAAACACCTTCGTCAAAAGTAACTTCACCATTTGTCAGTGCTTCTGATAGTAAAGTAATTTTTTCTTCAGCTCTAATAGATTCAGGTTTGTTTTTGTAAGCATCTAATCTCTCTTTAAAGTTAGCATTACTTTTACCATCAACATTCTTTAAAACATTATCTACAGCGTTGCCCATAGCAAAAACAGCTCTATCGTTACCTTCTAATGCAACGCTTAAGACATCATGTAAAACCTCATGCTGAGCAGTTGTCCATTTTTTTGAATTATTAATTGCTTCCTCGTTCAGTACAATACTCCTTTTACCATCCTTGCCGTCAACAACGTGTATGCCAAAGTTTTTAGAAGCGGCTTTGCTTTGCTTATTATTTAGCTTAAACTTTCTTAATTCTTTTTGGGTTTCTTTAGTAGTCTTTTTTCTAATAATGCTAACGTCAAGTCCAGCGTCTTTAGTTAGTTTTATAGCATTATTAATAGCATTCTCACTATTAGATAAATCTGTTAATTCTTGATTTACTTCTGCTAAAGCTATTTTATCTTTACCACTAAATTCATCTAACTGTTCTTTAGCTTTCTCTTGCAATTTTTTCTGCTTAACCATTAGGTCTAGTGCTTTAGATCTGGCTTCATTAGAGAACTCCTTAGGTATCTTTAAAGACGAGTTTCTAAGATTAGATATAGCATCAACCTCTTCTTGGTATTGTTCAGGAGTAATTTGTTTTTTATCTAACTTAGTTTTTAAAGCATTTTGAGCATTTTGAAAAAACTTTGTTTGTTGCTTAAAGTTTTCAGCGTTTTTTAAGTTTAAAGTAATAGCTGCTTGTCTAGATGCTTTTCTAATTAAACTAAAACTACCTCTAGACATTGAGCCTGCACTAGGAAGTATAGCACCTACTATACCACCACCAGTACCAGCTTGGTGAGCTGAATTTAAATCTATTCTTTTGAGTATGTCATTGTCTAGTTGTTGACCAACAGAAGCTTGGCCAGCTAATTCTTGAGCGGCTTCAGTAAAATATTCTTTAATATAACCTTTACCACCATTAACCAAAAAAGACTTACTGTTTTTAACAGCGTTTCTTAACTCTCCGTTCATAACTTTAGTTACAAAGTCTTTAGTACCTTTAAACCCCATTGAAGAAGCTGTAGTTTTTAAAGCTTTATTTATACTACCAAAAGTACCTAACTCTAAACCAGTACTTAAAGCAGCCCAACCAGCTGCTGTTCCTTGATCAGAATATTTGCCTTCAGCTAAAGCATCTACAATCTCTTCATTGCTAGGTTCTCTTCCTAATTCTTCTCTTAATCCAGTTTCTAAAGCAGTCCAATAATTATCTCCATATTCTTGACCTCCTATCAACAAAGAACTACCAAGTAGAGACAAACCACCAGTAGCAGGAGCAGCAACAGTACCTACAATTCCTGTAACTATATTAGGCAATACTTGGCCCACCGTACCTACTACATCTTTAAAAGTTGTACCATCTTCATCTTCAAAATCTATTGTGTCAGCAAGCTCTGCAACTTCTGAATATTTCTGTAATTCTTCTAAATCGCTTAGTATTATCTCTTCACTTTTAGCATTTTTAGCTTCTCTATTTGCTATATACTCTTCTGGATTAACAACACTAGACTTCCACTCATTACCACTTACTGAATACTTTTGTTTAGGTTTTTGACCTTCTGTTAAGCCTCCTGGATCTCCTTGACCAATAGTACCTATGTCCATTCTACTATAATCTAAAGTTCCATCAGGGTAAGCATATATTTCTTTACCTGGATGAGCAGCTTGTATATTTTTTATTTCATTTATCTGGCTTGTTCTTTCTTCTAAACCTAGTTGTTGTTGAGATATTTGAGAAGAGTTAAAGCTTTTTGCTTGATTTTGTATAGCACTATAACCTTGTTCTAAAAGAGTACCTGCTATTCCTGTAAAACCGTTAAATCCTTTTGCAACTGCAGCCATTTTATATATTGGGTTATCCATTTTATCAATAAACCTACTAGTCTCTTCAGCTGAAACACCTATTGCATTGTTAATATCTGACACAACATGTTGGTATATTGGAGACTTTGACATTTTGCTTTGAAACAATTCACTAGTTAGTTTGTTGTATTCTTTTTCAGCCGCTTCAATACTTGACTCTGAAGAATCAAGAGTTAAATTATATTTTTTTTCAATGCTTTTTCTTATTGCCTCGTATTTAGGTTTTAAAATGTTTTGAATAGACAAAGCTTTGTTCTGTAATATAGGATCATTAGTAACTAATTCAGAACTTACTTCCTGTATTCTTTTTGCATAATTTTTAGACACCTCAGGATTTGACATATCTTGATTAATAAATTCTTTTTGAATATCACCTAGATAAGTATTTACTTTTTCTTGAAACTCAGGTTTAATTGCGTATTGCATTTTACCATCAATTTCTTTTAACGTACTATAAGTAGGTTTGTGAAGGTTATTTATTTTTATGTTTTTATCTTTTTCACTTAAGTTGCTACCTTTTATAGCTTTTACTGACTCGTTATAATCTGCTGTTTGATCCTCAATAGACCTGTCATCATAATAAGCAGGACCTCTACCATTAAAAAGTTTTTCAATTACAACCTGTTCTTCAGTGGGCTTTACTTTGTTTTCTTCATAAATCTTGTTAGCTTCTTCGTTACTAACTTGAGTATATATTTTTTTAGTTATACCAGTTGATTCAGCATAGGTAGGATCTGGTATTTCTTTTACAGTTACTAAAGGTGTGTTTTTAAGCTCTTCTACATGTGATACATTGTTTTGCAAAACTTGATCCATTTTAGGCAAGCTGTTTACAGCAAGCTTATCATATATTGTATCTACAAACTGATCATCTTCATCATCACTATCTGTTGCATTTATATTTAAAGCTTTTCCTCTTTTTACTATATCACCTATAGTTCTAGATACTTCTGATTGATACTCTTCTTCTGACATTTCATCACTTTCACCGCGAATCTTGTTTAATTCTTCTAAAGTTTTTAATGGTTTTTCCTTTGGAACATCTATCTTTACTTCTGTCTCTACCTCAGGTGGCGCTGTTAACTCTTCTTCTAATGAACCTTCTTTATCTGCTTCCATACCAAACTCTTGAAAAGCAGGATTTATTTTTTCATAATCGTATCCATTAGCTTCAGCAGTACTAACGTAATCTAGTAAGACATTTTTACCATATCCAGATAGTTCTGGAAAAGCATCTATTGTCTTATCAAAATCATATTCAGCACCTTGAAAAGTTGTTATAAAATCTTTTAAAACACTTTGTAAAGATTCGTCCATTTTATTAAGATTTTAGTCTATTATTCCCTCCAGCTGCGTTAGTTGTAGCTGGTTTATTAACTTTAGTAGTAGTTGTTTTATTGTTAATACCTTGCTCTTTATTATATCCTTCTTCCAATTGTAAAAAATTAGCATCAACACCTATTTGTTCTAGTAAAAACTTTTCAAATTCTTCTTTACTTCTACCTTCTTGATCAGAAAAACTACCTTCATCAAACCCCATCTCAGCTTCAACTTTTTCTATTGCATTGGCATCTATTACTTGAGGTAGAAATTTAAATTTAGAAGTAATATCTTCTTTTTTAGCTCTGACTTCTTCAAAATTTTCTCTTGCTTTTAAATTATTTTTAGAAAGCTCCCATAAAGATTTTGTAGGTTTTCCAGTGTTTTTAACATCTGGTGAATCTATTTTTTGATCTGGCTTTTTCCTTTTACCTATAGTTTTGCTAGCTCCAGGACTTAAAGAATTTTCATCCCAACTATTATTAGCTAAATACCTCTTAGCAGCTTTAGCTTGGTTTGTTTGTATTAAAGTTTTTTGTTCTTCAGTTATATCAGTAGGATATTCACCATAAGCAGAGTTTTGCCACTCTTCCATAGTTAAACCCATAGCATCTAGGTCTATGTCAAGCTCATTACCTGGTTGCGCAAAAGAACCTAAAGTATTTGGAGGATAAGTACCATCCTCTTGTTCTTCTCCATCGGCTATATTATCTTGCCAAACACTTAACATAGCTTTTTGATCACCTAACATACCATCTAACATACCACTAGCTTCAACTTCTTCAATAAAATTTTGTTTCTTTCCTGTATTAGGCATTTGTATGACTTGCACATATCCATCTTCTAGTCCTTCAATAGGTTTACCAGAGGTAGGATGTATATCTCCATTTTCAAATGATTTAGTTATAGTGTATTCGCCTAAACCAGTTTCTTCACCACTAAGCTTATCCCATATAGTCTTTGTTAAACCACCAGTATCTGTTTTTAAATCAAACAAGTCTTCACCAGATTGAGATCTTTCTGCTAATTTAGTACCGTTTAAAGACCCTTCATTTTCAGGCCAAGGTAAATTTTTACCATCTTTATCTTTTTTAGGTATATAATAAAAGAATTCACCATTTTCTCTAGCTATTTCAACATCCCTATCATTATACATTGCATCTAAAACAGCTTTATTAGTTGGTGACCCAATAGAAGACATGGTTCCGTTTTTTAATGCATCGCCATACTTTTGAACTTCAATCTCTAAATATCCAGCTTGCTCTTGAAACTGTTTAGGTGTTTGCTCTATTTCTCTTCTTCTTAAATTAGCTTCGGTTTTAGATATTCCTTCAGGTGGTCCTAAAGCTGCTAATCTATTTATTTCTACATAATCCTTTGTTAAGCCTTCAAACGTATTTGCTACTTTAGAGTCTAAATGTTGATGACCTTTTGTAGAATTTTGAACGCTGTCAAAAAAGTTGTTTTCTCTTTCTATGTTTTCTTCTTCTAACTGCGCTAATTGTTTCTTTTGTATTTGACTAGCTTTGGCTATCTCTGCACTAGTTGTTAATAGTTGGTCTTGCATTCGCTGACCACCTTTTTGAACTTCCTGTGCTGTTTTATTTATTATTCTTGATGGGTTAGTATAACTCATGTTTTATAACTTTTTAAAATTTATTAACCTGCTCCAGCTTTTATTTTAGCCGCTCCAGATAAGCCAGCCATCATGCTAGTTCCTACTCCCATTATTCCAGCTGTTCTGGCTGCTCTAGCATCTTGCTCGTTTTGAGCGGCATTATCTAACAATTTAGCAGTTCTATCCATTTTGTTTTCATGGAATTTTATTGCGTCTTCTTGAGCAGCTAGATCTCCATCACCTTTAAGCTTATCTAAATCAGCTTGACCTTGAGCTTTTAACTTGGCTACGTTAGCTGCACCTTCTGCTGCTAGCTTAGCATTTGCACTTTCTTGAGCATTTATACTAGCTGCAATACCTTGTTTACTTTGTAAAGCCATTTGAGCTAAAGCAGTTGCACCACCAGCGGCTTGGCCAGTTTCCATCATAACATCTAAACTGTTAGCTAAAGCTTGATCAGCAGCTTTTGCTTGCATATTAAAAGCTTGTGTTGCTACTGTTAAGTTCGCATATGGGTTGTCTAATTCTGCAAAAGCATTTTGCGTATTTTCGTAAGGGTTTTGTAAAACAGGTCTAGACGCTTCTAAAGCATCTAATGCAGCTTGTTGCCTCTCAGCTTCTCTTTTTTGCCTCTCAGCTTCTTTTCTACTTTGTCGAGCTGCTATTCCTGATGTTACAGCGCCTGTTATTCCTCCTAGAACACTCATTCCGGCACCTGCTGCTTTTTCTCCCATAGTTTTAATTTATTATTTTTAACATATTAGTTGATTTTTCTTTTACATTCCAACCTAATTTTTCATATCTCTTTGTACTACCTTGGCCTTGAAAAGTAGCCATTACTTTTGACCCGGCATCTTTACACACTTGCTCCGAACACATTATCAACATATCTATAGCTTCACTTTTATTGCTTTCTTTATAGTCTGGATCTGATATAGGAAAACCAAACCAAGCTATTTTTGAATTAGTAAACCACAAAAACCCGGCAACTATATCTATATTATTGTGGCTAATAATTAATCCACTTTCACCGTTATCTGGTAAAAAATCTTTACTCATTAAAGGCCATTCTCTTTTTTTATACCAAGACATTATTGTGTCAAGATCTTTTTTTGTTATTTTTCTTGCTTCCATTAAAAATTAGATACATTATAATTTAAATTAACTGCGTAAAGCTCTTTCATTGCTCCTGGATCTGTAGTAGCATCTGTAGACATTGTAACATCTAAATAAAAACCTTTTAATCCAGACACTTGGTTACCAAATAAAACCTCACCTGCATTTGGTGTAGAGTTATTAGTAAAATTGGCTACGTAGTGATTTTCCTTTCTATCAAAGCCAGCTCTAAGAGGAATGTTACTTCCTGGGTTATTATACAAACCTTCGTAATAACTATAAACTAAAGAACTACTATCAAAAAAGCTAGACCAGACACCTGTTTGTGATGAAAAATTACTACCAGTATTGTCAGAATCTGCAGAAGTTACTTTCCAGCCACTAGAACCTTCATAACCTATAGTCAAAAACACTTTTTGAGTAGATGGTAAAGAATTAGCAACAAACTTTATTGTAGATGGATTATTTACATTATAAAAATTACCTCTTGAAACTGAATCATCGTAATGTTTGTACAGGCCAGTTTGTAATACAACAGATCCATTCCAAACAGAATTATTAGTAGTAAAAAAATTTGACTTTAAACTACCTAATTGACCTGGTTTAAAGGTATAAAAACTAGGCCAACCATTTATAGCTTCATCAAAACCTAAAGTAAAATAAGTTGTATCTCTTCTTAAGGGTCCGTTTGTATCTTCTGACACAGTTAAATTTGGTTGTATTGATACTATGTATTGTTTATTATAAGCATCCCAACCTCCTAAAACATAACTCCTATAGTTACTAACTAATTTTAATGTTCCATTGTTTACTCCAAAAAACGAAGAAGCTAAGTTTTTAGAAACATATATATAACCACTAGTTGCGTTAACGCCAGTTGTTTCTACATCAGTAACATAAGCACCAGTATCTACATACGTAGCACCAGAGTCATCAGACCAAAATACTTTAGATCCTATAGAGTATTGAGAAAGTAGCCCTATTTCTGAAGATAGAGTTACTCTAAATAAACTTCCAGACTGTTCTGCACTTCCAGCTAAAACTATAGTAGATGGATCTGGCAGCGCTTGGATCAAACTAAGCTCTTTAGTGTATGTATTTGTGAAATTATCGTTTAATGGTGCTAGACGATCTCTAAAGTAATCTCTCATTCCATATTCTGATACTTCTGTTATACCATTACCAGATAATCTAAGAACAGCATTTCTATGTCTATCAACAAAATATTTTCTATTTGCGTATATAGCAAAACTTTCTGGGTTTTTGCTTATGCCGTATTCCCCAGAGTAAGGAACTATTTCACCTAAAACTTGATTAGTAGTAACTACATTTCCTCCACCTTCAGCGTTATAAATAGCATTTTTGTCTATTAAAGCTCTACTACATTTATCTTCTTGTAGCACCTGCAACTGGTTTTCTTCAGCATATATTTTCTGTATAGTATTGTACTGAGGATTAGCTGATCTAGTTATGTTTGTCCCTACTGGAAATTCATTAGTTCTATTTAACCCAGTTCTTGAGTTGTATATACCAGAATATATTAATGTATTAAATCTATGTTGTTGTATTGGATCTTCTTCGTCTAAATAAGCTCTAACTCCTAAACTCATACCAGCATTGCTAAAACCTCCTCTTATTCTAGACTCTTCAATATAAAAGTTTTCTTTTGTTACTGATTCAGTTTTATTAATTACACTATATTGGCCGTCTGATTGAGGAACTGTTTGATTAACTGACTGTAAATTCCAACCATTACTTTGAAAAGCTGGAGCAAGTGGTGGAGCGTAAACACTACCTATTGGATACACATTTTGAGCAGCCACTCCAGTACCTCCTTGAATGTTTGCAGTACTACTCGGCGAGCCATAACCATCGTTATTACATTGATAAACACTTTGTGGCGTCATAATTCTTTTATTCCACATACAATTGTAAAAATCTATTTCAATTAAAGGTAATACATTTAAAGCCATAACTTATAATCACTTGTTAATTAATACTATTTACTAAGATGGAGCAACTCCGTTACTTCCATACAAAGATGGTGTTACAATACAAAAAGAATTTTCTTTTCCAGGCGCATTTACTATATAACTGGTTGAATTGCCAGTTGTAATTTGCTGTAAACCTATACGTACTAGGCTACCAGCCGCGTAGTTACTTCCGTTTTGTATTACTGACATTTGACCTTGATTACCTATAACCCTACCAGTCATGCCAGATCCTGTGCTGTTGGTAGCTACTGTTCCGCTTGGAAAACCAGCATCTATCATGTCTTGATCTGTAGGTGAAGGATTTGGGTTTGGCATACTACTAGTACGGTTCTGAATCATAAAACTACTGCTTCTAAGCGTCCAGTTATCACCGTTTGAAATTGCCGCTGGGTAATAGTCTTGTGTTCCAGCATTTTGTCTAGCTAATATACTAACAGCATTATAGTTTCTTAATATATTTGGTCTATTAACAACTGCAAATTTAAAACTTCCTATTGTTGTGGATATTCCATTACCGTTTTGATCTACAACTCTTACTTGTACATAAAAATCATTACTACTACCAAGCAATTCACCACTAAAATTACCTATATTTATCCTTTTACCACTTCCATAATTTGATAAGCTTAATCCAAATCCAGACACTGGTGTTGCAGTTATGTTTTGATAATTAACACCGTTATCAAAAGAAACCCAAATTTGCCATGCTAGCTCTGCAGTGGCATTTATATTTCCACTGTTGCTTCCATTTGTGGCAATCATTTCACTAGTGTTTGTACTTCCAGTTGAATTCCATCCAGTGCTTAAAAACTCCCAAGGATCAGGTTCACTTGATCCAAAACTTGTATTAGGTATCTTTGGCTTCGGATCATTGCCTTCACTATTCCAAAAATAATAAGTTGTAGCTTCAAGATTTATTCCTTTTAATATCTGTGGAGCAACATTCTGAATTGTAGTAGTTACAGGTATTGTGTATACTATTGGAAGTACATTAAACTGTAAAAAAGTAAAGTTAATATTAAATGATACACTGTTTAAAAGAGAATTACTACTACTGTACATAGGGTTTGTAGAAGTTGTTGTTAATTTATACTCATTATTAGTAGTTGCTACAACAACAAAAGGAGCTGGATTTATTAAGGTTCCATTACTATATTGAGATGTTGAAATATTGAAACCTTCAGCTTGTTGATATGTTAATATATTTCCGTCTTGATCTACTATTTTAAAATTAGCAACTGTGCTTCCTGATGCGAAGTTTAAACTTTCAGATAAACTTATTGATGATAAAATCAACCCAGAGGTAGAATCTATTAATCCACTAGGTATAACTAAGTTATCTCTAACAAGTTGATTAAGCTGCTTAACAGTTCCTGAAGTACTTGATTCATAATATATCTCTAATTCAGATTTTACTGGTGTGGTTTCATAACCAGCTGCAATCATAGGAGCTTCATTGGCTGGTTTAACGGTGTTAGCATTTTGACCAATATTAAATTTATCTTCTATTATTCCAGAAGGGGGATCTGTGTCAGCATTATATAACCCAAAATAAGTACCTCTTGGAAATAAGTTTTCAAAATTACCAATAGACTGCACTTTAAGATTTTGCTTGCCTGGAAATATTGGCATTGCAGCATGGTTTGTTAAATTAAAATCACTTCCATCGTTTGTCCATTTGTTGTATAAAGCATATCTAGGTATTAACTCAACGTTACTTGTAGAAAAATTTTGTTGAACTGGACTAGCTTCGTTTAGCGCTGGTGGAACTTTATTTGCGTTATCAGTTAGTAAAGTTGTAGTATTTAATATACCAATAGAAGAGGAAGTACTAAATTCAAATTCTGTAGCACTAAAAGTTTGTGAAGCAATTTTTGTTGTTTCAAACTGAGTGTAATTTAATATATTAGATATAAAATAATTAGCACTACCAAACCTTAACTTCATGCCTCTTAACAAAGGAAAAGTTAAGTATTCCATAGTTCCTATAGGGTCTACAGTAAAAATATTACTACCTGACGCAACAGAACATTTAAGTTTAAAAGGTTTTATTACAGGAGTACCACTAAGTAAACTAGGTAAGTACACGTTGTAATAATCTTGCTCTTGTTGCTTAACAACTACTTTGTAAGAATACCAACCTAAAGGGTTATCAGCTTCTATAAATTGAAGTGGAGTTGGTGTACTATCTACAACTGGAGTCCCTGGAACATATCTAGGAGGTAGTTCACCTATAGTAACATAGTTTCCGTCAGCATCAGTTAATTCTATTTGATTATAATAAATATAATTAGGATTAGTTCCTTTATAAGTAGCATTTACTACAACTGATTTTACTAATAAAGTTTTTATAGTAGTGTCTGTAAAGCTTGTAGCCCATTGAACCTGCATGCCAGGTTGTACGTTGTCTGTAAAGCCAGCTAGAAGTTCTATATAAGAAACACCACTACTTGTAACATTAGGTACTAGTACCATTTCAGCTGATGTAAATGGATCTTCATATAGACCAGGATAACCATTCGCGTAGGATATTCTTCTAGGTAATTCTTCTGTAAAAAGCATTTTTAAAGAGTCTCCTGGCCAATTAACTATACCTGCATATATTTTGGCATGTTCAGCAGATGAGGTTTGATCAGTCAAAGGAGTTGTTACAGAATTTAAGTACTCATGAAAAAATGTAGATCCAAAAAATACTAAAGGATCATCTGCATAAACACCGTCTCTTAATGTAAAGTTTGTTTTAGTGAACTTTGATAATATAACATCTGAAGATCTACCATATCTGTCTTGAAGAATTAAACCAACTTGATAAGTTCTATTTTGTTTTAAACTATGATTAGGATATGATACATTTGCAAATCTATTAGGTAAGTAAGGAGATACATTATTTTTAGGTGTACCTATTATTACATCTTTAGTTTGAGTTATACTACCTGGCGTCATTTTTTGATTAGCACAAACAAAATAACCCAATCCTTCTGGAGAAGTGTGTTTATCAAAAAAGTTACCATATATTATTCTATTACCGGATGCAGACAAGGTTTTTGCTCTAACCGGTGCTAAGTCATAAACTCGTGTAGTCTCTGCTTCTCTAAGAGTTTTTATTGGAGATTTTGATTGATAAGTATATTGAAAAGTATTTGTAGAATTAGTTGTTATACTTTCATCGGTTATAGATATAGTATCTATTACATTTATGTTATTAGTATCTGAAGATTTATATAAAATATCTATTTCATCAATTTTTAACTTATTAGCTAATTCGTTTATTTTATATTCATTTGTTATGTTTAAAACAATATTAGTAACTTCATTTTCCATAAAGTCATTAATGGTTCTTTCTCCTGCTAAGTCTTCTTGATTTATAAATGAATTATTTCTTTGTAAATCAATATTTTCATTGTATTCTCTTGCGCCTATGTCTTTTAAAAAATAACCTTTTTGTTTAGGAATAAAAGTTGCTTGAGTAAAAGGAGCTATTAAAGAATATTGCCCATCATCAAACTTAAACCTATAACTAAATCTAACAAACTTGTCTTGTAAAAAGTTTGGATCTCCAGGAAACTCGTAGTCGTAAAAAGAATTAGGCCAATGAAAAGAAAGCTGATCACCAAGGGTAAGATTTAAAGAATTTGGATCAATAACGCTTGACAATGTGCCATTAACAAAACCAGATAATTCTCTTATTTTAATAAATTGAAAAGGGGCAGTTGTAGCTCCTGGATCACTAGCTTCTGTTACTACATAATATTTAAGAGGATCTAATTTAGGATGTGTAACTCTTATGTATCCAACAGATGAGTCTGGCGTTAAAGGAGTTCCTGATTGCGGTATGTTTTTAGGGAAATGATCAGGTATTTCATAAACTCCTTTACTTATTTCTCCAGTTGCTCCACCTTTATTTAAAGAATTAAATACTAAAGCAGTTCCTAAGTCATATAGCACGTTTAAATAAACCTTACCACCTACACCACTAACAGGCGCAAATTCAATTGTATTACTTTGCGAATCAACATCTTTAACAGTTACTCTAGCTTGAGATTCTCTTAACCAAGGAGAGCTAACGTCCTTAGATGTTTGATCAACAAAAAACACAGGACTAACTTCAGTAGATGCTGAAGGGCTAGCAGGATTTGTAAAACCTAAAGTATTAGCCATGTTAGCATTAAGATTTCTGTCTATAAAAACCATTAAAGCATTTTCAAGCTTTTGACCATTAGCATCTGCGAACTTAGATATAGCTGTTGCTGCTATTTTAAATTCAAATAGTTCAAAATTTGGAGTTGTAAATGCATCAGATTTCAAATATCCTTGACAACCTATGTTATTTCTTAAAGCAGCTACAGTATCACTATCTTTAGCAACAGAAGGACTAACACCTTGTGCTATTTGATATTCTTTTGTAGGATTATATACTGGATCTAGTACAATAAAACTATATATACTATTCCAATCATAATCTGTGTATTGCTCTATATTAAAATTAAAATACCAAACTCTTGGATTATATTCAGAGTTTAGTGAAATTGGTTTAAAAGGATTATATTTAGCAACTGAAACATGATCTTCATTGAAATAATAATTTGGATTTGACTCAGCGGTTTTAACATTTATCATTCTTGGCTGATTTCTATTGTCTGTCCAAAACATTAAATCTTCAAGTATAACAACATCATTTATAGGATTATTCCAAGAAAAATTTAAAAATCTACCAGTCACTATAGTAGAAACTACTTGAGAATCTATATCTACAACTAATATTCTATTTTCAGTACCTACAGGACAAAAATTACTTATTTGGTCAACAGAGTTATCTTGATAATTTGTATCAAATATATAAACCTTATTAGTGTCTTGATTAAAATACCAGCCAATAATTTGTGTTAAAAAAGGAGAAGAAGAATTAAGTGAAGATAGCAAGGAATTACCTAATATATTTTCTAATGCACCAACATCATCGGCTTCAGCTCTTGAAACAGATATGTTAACACCTTCCCTGTACTCGTCAGAAGACAGCAGCCTAGCGTCTAAATCTTGATTCATTTTAGATTTAGTAAATGTATGTTGAAATTTTCTTTGCATTTAATTAGTGTTTAATCCACTTTGATTGTCCTCTAAAGACTTGTACGATCTCATCTAATTTTAAGTTAGATAATCTTATTTTAGCATTACGAGTTTTTACATATGCATCTCTTTTCCAAAAAGCTTTAGTACCTGGATCAACATCTCTTCTTGGCATTATCATCATAGCCATTATCTTTGAATATAAAGCATCTTCCACCATTTTAGGTACTAAAGAGTTTAAATCTAAAGACAAGCCATCAGATATGTAGTCTACGTTTATTAATCTACCTGATAAGTTGCTAGAAAAAGATATAACTCCTAATCTTTCGTTTATACTAAAATAACCATTATTTTGTGATAGCTCAGGACTTAAACCATATCTTTGCCCATATGCTTGTTTCCACCAGTCATGATCGTAAATATTTGCCTGATCAAATTTAGAACCACTTATATTTTTTTGATTAGCTTTAGCCCATCTTTCTTCTGTTAATGATTGAGATGCTTGAAGATTATTTCCAAAAAAACTTTGCAAAGGAATACCGTCTCCATCGTCTATTGTTAAGTCTGTTGGATTAGAGCTTAGTCCATTTAATGGGTAAATAATATGTAACACACCATTGTCGTCTATGTAAGACATTTTAACATAGTTAACATAATCTTTAGGTATAGGTATTGTTAAGTTTATAGGAACAGTAGCTTCTATAGATTTAGCAGAAGGAAGTGTATCATATGACAGCTCTTGCATAGCTCTTCTAGCGGTAAATAACACATCTGTTCTTTTAACCTTTGTTAAAGTTTTTTCATCTCCAACATACATTATTAAGAAATTATTTATAACATCGTCTAAAGAAGTATATCTATAACTACCATAGTTATCTCCAATGGCTTGATTACTTAATTGTAAGAAAACATATTCATTTGCAGATAGTGCAGTTTGAAGTCCTACAGTGTTGTTAATAGGATTCTTTACGTAAAAAGTTCCGTCTGCTAGTATGTTACTTACATCAGGTATTGTTGTAGCATTAGGAAGTACATGCAAATTAAAATTACCTGTATCCGTAACATATTGAAAAGCTGAGTTATAGTTTGATATTAAAGTAGTGTTAAGTGGACCACCATCACCTGGGTTAAAAGTTATTTCAGTAGTGCCAGCTGAAAAAGGACCTAACCTCATTTGACCCGCGTAGTACACAGCGTCATTTTCTTGTATTGGAATATTTGCTACTGTTTTAGTCATATCTTATTGTTTTGAATTATTTTCTTCTTTAGCTAATTGTGAGGAAGCAGCTTGAACTATCTCCGTGTCTCTTACTATAACTCCTGAATATTTTAATATTTCTAATATAACTTCAGTTTGCTGGCTATCGCTTATTTCAAAATCTACAGAGCCTACACTATCATAAACATATTGTCCTACGTTACCCGTTGTAAAAGCCCAGTCTGGGTCTATTGGTTTTCTAATATAATTAAAGACAACATCAGTGTCGGCATAAACTCCTGGATCTGGAAAAACTGTTAATTTATTTTGATTATACTTAGCTACAGGAAGATTTTTAGAAGGTTGTGTAAGATCAGATAGTTTTATCTGATTGTATACTTTATTACTTATTATCTCTATAGGCGGTGAGTTTGTGCCAACAGTCCAAGAAGCAGATCCAAATCTATGTAGATCAGTTGGTTGGTTATATACATTTGTTGTTGGAGTATTAGAAGCGTTAGCACTTTTTTCAAATACTTGAAACTCTTCCATTATATGGTCCATTCTTGAAGCAAACTCTACATCTGTTTGCGGCATTCGTATATACTGATTGTAGTCTTGAAAAAACTTTTCAAATATATCTAATTGAACTTGAGTAGCTACTTGGTTAAATTCAAAAGGTGTTAAATAGCCACGCTGCTCTTTGTTTAATATACTTAATACCGTAATATATACTGTGTTTACATTTATAGCCATATTGTTTTTTTTAATCGAAGTTAGTAAATACTAGTCTTGACTTGGCTTTTTCTAGTTTGTCAGTTTTTTCTATAAGTAACCTTTGTAATACATCTGGCCTAGTGCTTTCTCTATTGGCAAGTATAGCATAAATCATACAAGCATATAAAGCTTGTTCTGCTAATTTAGGTATTGCAGCTGATTCATCTGTTGTAAGTGCATTTGATAAATACGTTAATGTCGCATCACCACTGTCACCATAAACAATAGTTTTAGCCACATAGTTTATAAAAAAAGTTTCAGTTGTAAGATCAACTAATTTTGAAACCTCTGTAAGAGGCGTGTTTGGCACTGGTACTGTGTTTGTTGCTGATATGACAGCAACAAAATCTGTTGGTAAAGCCCTAGCTACACCTGATACAACAGCGGTAGGTCCTTCTACGAATTGACTTTTTATAGTCTCATATGCAAATTCTTGTAAGCATCTACGCGCGTGGAATACAACTTCTGTTCTTATGGCATCTGGAATTAACTTTCCCATGCCAGTATAAGAAATTAAAAAGTTGTTTATAATATCATTAAGTGATATAAAAGCGTTTGATAAAGGTGTTGTTGCCATAATTTTTTATTTTTGTCCGTCAATATCTATTTGTTGTTCTTTACCAGCTGCAAATTGCATAGCTACTTGATCTCTAGTCATGACGCCTGCATACCCTAGTATTTTATCTATTACCATTGGTTGATCTGATTGATGGAGTTCAAAGTCTACAGAACTTTGCTCATTGTAAATATAATTACCTAATTCTGTATCTATGGTAAATCCCCATTTAACATCTGATGGATATTTTAAAAAGTTTAGTTGAATATCATTTGTTCCATTAACGATAGTTGACGGATACAGTTGTATAACATTGTTTTCATATGTATATACAGGGTAAGTTGTTGTTGGCTTAGTTAGTGGAGATTGATTAGTAGTATATACTTCATGTTTTTGTATTCTTTGAACTTCTCTACCTGGACTGGCATTACTCTCAAAATAAACAACATCACCTAGTTCTTGCACTGAAACAGTTGGAGTTACAGTTCCAGTTGCAGAAGTACTTAAAGTTTCTACTCTTTTAAATATTTGTATTTTTTCATCTAATAAAGCATATCTATCAGCGTATGCTAAACTCGTCTGTGGTTGTCTAAGTAACTGGTTTAGTTCATCAAAATATTCAATGAATATTTCTTGCTGCGCTTGTGTAGCAACTTTGTTAAATTCAGTGGGCGTAAGCACACCTCTTTTTTCTTGTTGTAATACTACAAGTACAGATTTATATACCTGATTTATGTTTATAGCCATTTTGTTTTATTTTTAAAAAAAAAAGGTGGTGATTAAACCACCTTTATTATAATCACTTGTTATTGGAACTTTTTCTCTATTGATCTAAAAACCTCTAAACCTTCATCTGTCTTAAACCAAGCAGCCATTGCTGAATACGGGTTTTCGTCAAATGGTACGCTCATTAGTTTTCTGCCATTACTTTTCCAAGTAAAAGATCTATTGTCATCAGATAATCCAATTATGTTTTCTTCGACAGCTCTTATAGCAAAATTCCTTAGTTGTACATTTTCGTCTTCTGCTAGATCTATAAATAAAGCTGGATTTGATTTAGCAAACAATATTAAATCTCTTCTTATTTCTTTGCTACTCATTTTAGCAACTCCAGATCCTTTTTCAACCCTTAGTATAGCTTCACAATGATCTATGTCCATTTCGTAAGCCATATTCATAGCTTCTATTTCTTCTTCTAAATGTTCAAAATCATTTTCAGCTATAACAACTTTGTCATGTTCTTTAAAAACAACGTTTCTATGAGGGTGTTTAAGCAAAAACTCTTGTAAATTTCTTTTTTCTTTTTTAACTATTAAAACACCTTTGTCAAATACAATATGTTTTAATGTTACCTGGCCTTCTTGTTCTTCAACAAATATACTTTTTTGATTAGTAGCATATCTCATTTCTCTTTCATAACCTTTTTCTGAATCAAACCAAACTAAAGGGTATCTTGTTGAGTGTCTACTAGGTATAGTATAAGTTAAAGGCGTTTTATTACCTATTAAAAAATAAGTTCTATCTTTATATTCCCAAGTGTCTTTTTTTACTTCAGGAGTTTTTACAGCTTTAGCTGTAGTTTTCTTTTCTTTTGTTTCCATAATATAATATAATATAATAATTTAAAAAAGACCCCGCCGAAGCGGGATCTTGTTATTTTGTTAACTAGCTTACTGCAGCTACATCTGTACCCGCAATTAATCCACTTAATGCTGCTGGGAAAATACCTGGGCCAGAAGCTCCATTTATTTTATCCATAGCATCGATTATTAAATCAACGTCTTTCTGTACTAAAGTACCAGCTCCATCAATAGTTACTTTAAATCCCGAAAGATATTCAACTATAATGTCACCACCAGTTACTTTAACTGAACCTACGTTGTCAGCTGATAGCAAATCAAATTTTGCGTCAGCTTTTAACAATTTTACATATCCCATTTTCTTATTTTTTAAATGTTAATAATTAATTATGCTCCTTTGAATAACACGAAGTTATTAGCAGCTTGTGTAACTAAACATCTTTCAGATAAGAAATTAACTCTCATTGTATCTAAATCAGTAGTATAAGCACCACCAACAGATCCAGTGATCCATGCTTTGAATCTTCGATCTTCAGTTTCAGAAGCTCTAAATCTTACGTGTAAGAAAGGACGTCTGATATTTGATCCTAACATTTGATCGTATACTGTAGATGTACCAGCTGGTATCATAACACCATCAATGGAGTTAGATAAACCTCTTGTAGTAGCATCATTTAAGTATTTCCAATCAGTTTTATAGAAGTCATAAGAACCTCTTCTAAAACCTGAAAAACCAAAGTTAAGTGCCATTTCAGCTTCATTATCAAATAAACCGTAAGAAGCAGCTTGAGATGAAGCAAATCCACCATTAACAGCAGCTAACATGTCATCAAAATCAAGAGCCGTAGATCTTGATAAAAATAACATATTTTCTTCAATCGCACCTTGCTTGTCTAGTTGTTTTAAGATTGTATCGAAATCAGCTAAAGCACCAGAACCAGGAGCAGCCGCACCAGCAAAACCAGAGTATACATTACCTCTTGCTTCAATAGCAGCGAATAAACCTTCAGTACCTTTAATGTTTTGAGCAGCACCACCTGGGGTGAATCCAGCTCCAAAAGCAGTAGCAGCGTTAGTCATTAACTCTCCTTCAACCATTGACATTTCCATATAATCTTCAAATCTTAATCTAGTTTCAGACTCAGCTTTTAGATACCATAAGTATCCAGAAGTACCGTCTTCAGTAGCAACTTCGATCCATCCAATTTGTGCAGCATCAGAACCACTTAATTCGTAGTTATCTTTTAAGATAATTGGTGAATTAGTAAAAGTAGTTACACCTGGTTCAATTGCTCCACTCATTCCGTTACTTCCTTTTGGAAATTCAGAACCGTAAACAAATAAACTATTTGAAGCAGCACCTGTTATAATAGTAGCAGCAGCAGTTAAAGCGGCAGCAGTAACTTCATATAACTCACAAGTTAAAGTATAACCTGAAGCATTTGAAGCAGTAACTAAAGCTTTAGTAGTAACTAACCCAGTAGCATTATCAGAAATTAAAATTGTGTTACCAACTCTAATACCTGAAGTAGATGGGTTACCAGCACCTGGAGTTATTGTTACTGTAATATCAGCAGCACCACCAACAGCAGCAACTTGTACTGTGTTATAAGCAATGTGTAATCTGTTTTGTTCAGTCCAAATAACTTGATCAGATGTCATAGGCATTTCAGCTCCTACCATTCTCAAGAAACCAGACAAAGTCCTGTTTCCGTATCTTTCTACCTCTTGCTCATAAAGCTCTGGTAGATATTGTTGTGCCCATTGTCCACCAGCAACCGTGTTGAAGTCGATATAATTATCTTGTACAACTACTTGGTTTGGCATAGGAACTATCGATGCAGGAAAACTCCCACCTGTGTTAAAACTCATGTTTTTATTTTTTTTATTATGATTTTTTCTTAATTTTCAATCTAGAACTATCAACACCACTTATTGCTTTAACTTTCCAACCATTACTCATTGTTTCAGTAGCCATTGGCTTTGGATCATTATCAATGTTTTTAGACTTTGCTATAATATCTCTAGTAGCGTCGGCTTTACCTTGCTCATAAAAATGTTCAACTAATCTATCTGCATTTCTAGCAGCATACAAAGCTTTATGATAACCACTCATATCGTTAATATTACCTTCTTTATCTGTAAACTTACTTATAATTTTAGTAACATCACTTTGAGCATTAGTCATTTCAGTAGGATTTGATACTTGGTACTTGAATCTTTGATCTCCTACCTCAAAATTGAAACCTTCAAATTTGTTGTGGAAAAAATCTTCAGTACTTTTAACAAACTCCTGTCTTGCTTGTATTAGTGCTTCTTGTTCTTTATTGTATCGCTGGAAAAACTCATTAGCTTTTTTCTGCTCATTAGTAACAGATGGCCTCAACTTGATTTCATCATAATATTTACTTTTCATTTGCTCTAAAAAGTTTTTGGCTTTCGCAACTTCTTCTTTGTACGCTAGCTTTTGCTTACGTACAAATCTTTCTTCGTCCGCTTCTTCGTCATATGTAAAATTATCTTCCATTAAGAAGCTAACTTCATCATCGTTAAGATGCGGTCTAGTTTTTTTATAAAATTCTCTAACAAGTAGTTTGTCATCATACTTGGTATAGTCTTTATTTAAAGTAACATAATCTTCTACAGTACCACCAGTTTCTTCCATAAAATTAACTAGCTTTTCCACGTTTTCAGGTAGTTTAATACCAGATACTCTCTCGTCTCTAATAGCTTCTTTAGTTTCAGCTTTTAAATCTTCAACTGCTTTTTCTTTTATTATTGTTACTTCTTTTTCTTTTTCAATAGGGTTTTCAGATTTTGGTTCGGGTGCTCTTTCCTCCACCTTTTCCAAAGTTGAGGTTTGTTTATTTTCATCCACTTTGACTGGGCTTTGCTCTTGAATGGCATCTTCTTGTTTTTTTACTAAATCTACTTTATTTATAGATTCTTCTTTTATCATTTTTCTTGGTCTACCAGGCTTTTTTTTAATCTTCAAAGATTCTTTGCTGGCAGATTCGTTTTCTATTTTATCTGACATAATATAATATAATATAAATTAATAAATGTTTAAATTTCTAAACCTTGGCTTTCGTCATTGTTTTCAAAATTTATTGGTAATAAATCATTTTTCTTTTGATCTATCATTGCACTCTGTTGAGTACCTACTATTCTAGCTCTCTTATCTTTTCTTTCTTCTATTTCAGTTTCTTTTTGACTTTCTTTATTTACTCTTTGCTGACCAAGTTGCATGTTGTAATTAAACTCAAGCTCCATTAATTCTCTTTTTATTTGAGAATCAACTCTCATTCTTTCTATTTCAAAACCTGATTTACCTTTTTCAAACTTAAGTTTAGTGTCTAGTATAGCTTGCTGTTTTTGAACTTCAGCAGTTGCAGCTGCATTACTTGCTTCTGCGTTAGCAGCTCCTTGCGCAGCTATATTAGCTTCACTAGCTTTTTGAGCAGCTTCTGCTGCTTTTTTACGCTTTAACTTTATCATTTGATTAGCTAGCTTAAGATTGTTTATTTGTCTAATATCTATAGCATCTTCTAGGTTTATACTACCACTTTGTAAAGCTGCTTGTATATTAGCTTCTAACATTTCTTTTTCTCTTTCGTCAGGAACTAAGTCAAAAAATATACCAAAATCAGCTAGATGAACTAACTTTAAATCTTCTAATTGACCTACATTCCATGTTGATATGCTATTTTTTAAAGCTTCTTCTGTTAAAGCAAACTCTATGCTATCAGAAGTTCTTAAAACTATGTTTTCACAAGTTTTTATAGTTAAATATAGATAGCTGTTAAGTATATGCTTAGTTGCTGTATTTGAATTTGCAGCAGCTAGTTTTTGTAAACCAACTAATGAATCTGAGTTAGGAACACTCCCGTCTCTAGCTTCATTAAGTCCAGTAACATCTCTAATCATTTGTAAGTAATATTGGTAAGTAGATATTAAAGATTGTATCTTACTACCACCATCGCTTTTGACTAATTCTTGTATAGGTATTCTACCATTGTTTGGATCTCCCTCTGTAGTCATAGATCTACCTAGTATACTACCAGTTTGAAAATACATATTTAAAGCTTCTTTAGCGTTATAGTTGGTTCCATTACCTAAATCTACTTCGGCTAAACCATCAACGTCTAAGTAAACACCGTCTGGTATTACTTTAGATATTACTTGTTGGATTTTTAAATGAGTCAATTGAATCATATCTGCAAAACCCATCATTCTACTAACTAAAGATTCTACTCTACCATTATATAATCTAGGTGCACATAAACTATAATTCATGTTTACTTTAACTAAATTAGATTTAGGTCTAGTCATATTTTTTGCCATTTCCCATTTAAGCATCATGTCATATCCTAAAACTTTTGCTCCACTATACAAAACTTCTATTGACCTACTAACTCTATCAAAATTATCATTAGATTCTGGATTAAAAGTATCTGGCTTTTCTAAGGATTTATCTAAACCAGTAGCTGTTTTTTTAATTTTAAATACTTGTTCGCTGTATGTTTTGTACTCAAAATACAGTATGTATATAGAATTACCATCTCTTCTACCGTTGTAGTTATATAAAAAACTACTATTACCTTGATACTGTTCTAACTTTTCTAACTCTGAATTTGTTAAATTAGGAAACTGCTTTTTGCAATCAGCAAGTGATATTGGTTTAATTTCACCAACATACCATAAATCTTCAAAATTAGGATCTTCGCTATATGAATGAACAACTCTAGTAGGGTCTACATATTCTACTGTAACTCCTTCTGCTTTGTTCCAGTCGGTTTTACAAACTCCTATGCCTAAGACAACTAAATCCTCTATAACTCTTCTTTTTGTTAAATGATATTTATTATAATCTAAAGTATTATTAATAGCTTCTTCACAAGCTATCTCAGAAGCTTGTTTATAACTAAGTTGCATGTGTAAATCTAGTTCTTCTTTGTTTTCTGGAAGTTCTTCTGGATTATCACTATTGTACATGTTTAAATTAAGTGTGCCTTGTATTTCATTTAAAAAAGACTTAGCTTCCATATCTCTTAATATGTCTTCAGCATATTTAGATCTTTTTTTTCTTGACTCTGGATCTTGCGCATAAGCTTTTATATCATATAGCTTATCATCCATACCATTAACAACTATATCAACAAATTTTGGTATTATAGGTACTGGCTTCCAATCTAAATTCAAATAAGACAAATCGCCATTTATAGCCATTTCATCTTTATATTTTTGTACTGGTTGCTCTGCCCTAGCATATAGTCTACGGTTTCTAAAGTTATTGAAGTTTGTATTAAATCTATTTTCCATTCCTGATCTAGTACCACTAAACCAATCGCCTTCAATAGCTTGACCAACCTGCTTGCCATATTCCATGCTTTGTTTTACTTCATCAGGTACAACCTGATCAGGGAAAGAGCTATAAGTGTTGTTAATCTTCATTTATTTTATTATTTGTGAAATAGATCCTTCGTTGTTATACCTTCGGATTCCTAAATTAATATCTTTTTGTTTCTTAATGGGTGTTGGTCTATATTTATTTTTGTTACAAGCCATAATTGCTAAACCAGAACTAATAGAAGCATCATACTTAGTTCTTGCATTAATATTAAACCTAGACCAGTCTTCTAAAGTTCTTTGAAAGTACATATCTCCGTATCCATTTTGAAGTGCTCCAACATAAGTTTCTATATAATACTCTATAGCAGCTGCGTGAGCTTGTTTAATATCTTCACTAGTGTTAGGTATACCACCTATTTCTTTTTCTGTAGGAGAAAGTTTATTATAAAGCTTGTCAGGTCTATTGATACTAAACCCTCTATAGCCTCTACGTTTGAAATAGTACAATAGTCTTGGTTTATTATTTTCAGCTAGTATTGGCATACTATAAAAAACACACGCCATTAGTATGTCTTCAAAAAAAGTTTCAGCAGTGTCTGGACGAGCTATATATTCTAAAAAAAAATGATTCGGTGGTGCATCTTCCATGGAAAACTTAGTTAATCCATGTAGTGCTCCTTTACTACCTTTACCATCCACAGTACCGCTAATGTCGTAACTGTCACAGCCAAAAGCTCCAATATGTTCGTTACCTGGATACTTAACTCCATTTCTTAATATTACTTTGTTTTGTAAACTAACAGGTGGTACCCAAGAAACCTTAAACCTACCTTTGGTATTTGGATAAAAAATAACTTGAGTATCTTTTACACCGTTAACCCACTGAAAATTACCAGAAGTAACACCAACACTTTGATTTAATTCTTCATTATAATCTATTTGTTGATATATTCTTGTTAAATTAAATAAGCTATCTTTTGTTTCATCTCTAAATGCATGTTTTTCAGTTCTTGGAAACTGTCTATAATACTCGTTTAACGCGTCTTGATCATGTTTTAATCCTTCAACTTCGTTGTCCCAGTGTTGGATAACTCCTGTTGTAATTGTAGAACCATCAATTGATTTGATTGGATTTTTCCCTCCAACGAAGATAGGCAGTCCGTGAGTATCCATGAATCCTTCGTAGTTCCACTCCATAGGAATGAAAAAAGAATAGAGTCCAGAAGAAGTTTGTCCGTTTTTATTTCTTTTTTTAACGTCTGAATTGTCGTATAGTTTTTTGAAGTTGTCTCCACCTTTGTCTAATGCGTTTGAAGTTGAGCCCATCATACACTTACCTACGATCCTTGATCCTAGTCTTAATGTAGTTTTTGTAACTCTCCAGTTGTTTAATATGTTATCAGGTCTTTCCCATTTACCGCTTTCATCGTGTGCTAATAATTTTAGCTTTTCACCATCATAAGAGTTGTCACCAGTGTTTTTCCAGTCAATAGTTGTATCAAGTCCATCTAACTCTCTTAGTTGCTCATTACTTTCAAGCTTTCTTCTAGTAAGTTTTGAAGCTGGAACCCTATATGCCAGTTCCGTCTTAGGACGATCCATACCGTCTTGGATCGGCTTGAAGAAAAACGGATAGTTAACGGATATTGGTACAACTTTATCTGTGAACATTTTTTTAGCATCTGCTCCAGATTTAGAGAGTATACCAAATCTGGCATCACTAGATATTGTTGCTTGGTTAACAAGTTCGGCCGAGGACATAAATGAAAATCCAGACCTTCTGTTTTTAAGGTAGCACATCCCGTAAGATCTGTGATCTGCCTTACATGCTTCCCAAAATATAAAGAATAATCTATTTGATTCCCTATACTCTGGTGACCCAATGTCGATTTTTGACCACTGCAAGTACATATAATGAGTACCAGTAATGTAAGTATTAATACCATTGTTGTAAAACCAAAATCCTTGCTCTCTTCTAGTAAATTCATTATCGATATAGTCGTACCATTTTTCTTTAAAGTCTGATGGGTATTCTTCCCAATCAAACCTACTTTTAATTCTACTTAATTCTTTTGGGTATTCTGCTTTTTGCCAGTATTGTTCCTCTTTTTTTTCACTTCGTTTAAACGATTCATCTGCTGCTGGTAAAGCAATCCTGAGATTCTGTATTTCAATGATTTGTCCAATTTTTCCGGTTTTACTTATTACTATAAAATCATATTCAACATTGTATCCATAATCCCATTTTTTAAAACGATTTTGTTTTTTTAGAATTTTGCCATTAACAACGTCTTTTACTTCTTTCCAAAGTGTTTGTTTATAACTCATTTACTTCTCCCCTCTGCAAAGCCTTTAAAAGTTTTTTGATCTTTAACTTCTTTAGGTTTTTCGTTTAAAATATCTTCCTCTTCTTGTATTCTATTCAGTATTTCAAAAGCATCGAATATAGCTAATTTTTTAGTAGCGGCAGCATTTTTTAATCTATCAGCGCTTACATCGTCGTCTGAGTCTACAATTTTTTCTTTTGCTACCTTAATCAACTCCTCAACTGCTTTTTGCCCAGCTTGGATTATTTTCAATTTCGTTTCCTTCGTATTCATGTATTAAGGCTATATCATTTGATTTCATACAATAAAGTAATTCACCTTCTATAATAAACTCAAATTCAGAGTCTGGGGTGAATGTAACAAGCTCTTCAGGTGTTATTCCAGCGGCTTCTAAGGAGGTATTATTATATTTTAATATACCAACATTTTTTTCTGTTTTTAAGCCGTTTAAATTGTTTTTATTATTTATAGGCTTTACAAAACAATAGTCTAAGTGTGCTTTTAAATTATACATATATATTTGATCTGGTGAAGCAAAATATAAGTCTTCTTTAAAATAACTGGAACTATTACGTTCTCTACCCTTTTGGTCATACCATCTTCTAAATAAGTTATGATGAATATAAACTATATCTCCTTTTTTTATTGGAGTTTTAAAAGCAGCTGGTATTGCGCAAACAACTGCTTTTTTACTCACAAATTGGTGGTGTGATATTTGGGTATTAACAATAAGCGTTTTTTCACCTATTGATACTTTATTGTTATATCTTTCATTAAAAGGTTTAACAATAAAATTATATAAACTATTCATTAATAATTAAGATCGTACTCTACAGATACAGCCATATTAGAATTAAACTTTTTCCAAGGTAAAACTTCATTATTTTTAATAATAAAAATATTATAAGAGTTGTCATCTTGTTCAAAAAGTATATCATTAATAATATGACCACCGTAAACCTCTTGACCTAAGGAATAATGCATTGCATCATTCTTATAGTCAGAACCTATACTAATTTTTCTTATCTTCGACACTTTCTTTTTCTATAGGTTTAAAAGAACCATCTTGAAGATTGATAGTTACACTACCGTATTTTTCTTCTAAAGATTTTTTAAATTCATTTATTTCTTCATTAGTATTAGCTACATCATGAAGAAAAGCATGTTTTTTAGTTTCTAAAACACCTATCTCTTGCAATATAGTGTTTAATTTCATTTGTTGATCTTGTACTGATTTTAACTCTTCATCAGTTATTTTGTCTATTTTTTTACTCATTTTATTTGATTTGATTTTATTGTTTATTTGTTTTAGTATATAGCTACTAAATCGCTACCTGCTGTTACTCTTCTAACTAATAGTGGACATTGATGACCTACTACATCTTCAGCTTTAACTCTTACAGTTATAGGGTTACCTGATTCCATTATTAAACTAACTTCAGCACTGCTATTTGAAGTGTGAAGAATTACACAACCTCTTTCTTCTGTGTTTGGTATATCTATATTTGTTATGGTGAACGTAGCACCTGTGCCACCAGATATTGTTATTGTTTCTCCAACAACATATCCTGACCCTACAGCGTTTACTGTAAATGAAGTAACAATATCACCGTCAACAACAGTATCAACTGTTAATCCAGTGCCACTGCCACTTGACGTTGTAACAACTCCAGTTCCAGTTGTGTAACCTGAGCCTCCATTTGTTAAAGCAGAAACTCCTCCATCTACTGACCAAGTAGTATTTACAGCACCTATAACTATATCTACAGCGTCGTGGCCAAAAACTCTAGGCTCTGCAGCCGTGTTTCCTATTAATCCTCGCATTTTATTTATTTATTTTTGTTATTTTCTCAGCACCACGACTTCCGAAGTATGCTACATAAACTGTTACCAGTAATGTTTTTAATAAGTTTATCCAAGCTTCATCAACATCAAATTGCAAATGAAAAGAATCTACAGCCATCATAAATACAGCTGATCCAGTTAGGAACATTAAAGCTAGTGGTCTAGTATTTTTACTTAACCAAGAGTCAGACTTCATATCTGCTCTCCATCTACTTGATACCTCTTTCATTTCAGCTATATCTTGCTCTATAAGCTTCATAGCTTGCTCTTTGTCAACTGCCTTAATCTTATTATCACTTGATATAAGATTTTTTACTACACCAAGTGTTCCTTGATTAGGCAGTACATCTCCAAGAGCTTGTAGTACCTTAGGGGCTTTACTTGATAGAAAAGCACCTATTTTAGTTTCTTTAAATGACTTTTTTGACATATTAGCATTTTTGACCAAATACGCATTCGGTTGATTTTTTAGTAGAGCTTAACTTTTGTTTAAGTTTTTTGTACCTCTTTTTTCCTTTTTGTTTTGGCATTTTAACGCATCCTCTACTTCCTGCAAACGCAAAACCAGGAGGACACTTTTTCTTTGGTTTTGGATCTGGTGTTGTTTTTGTTGGTGGTGGTATTTTTTTCGTAGGAGTTTCGTAATATTCATCACTAGCAGTTGCTGTTTCTTTGCTAGAAGGGAATAAATCGTAATACTTTGAGCTAGTTAAACTACCTGCCATAACTTCTTCTCTTGTTTTTCCAGAGTCTATTAATTTTTTTAAATAACCTTCTGGATCTGTAGTTCTTTTACTAGGAGGAACTACTTTTGCATCGCTTCCAGGAACTATATCGTCTTCGCCACTAGCGCTTCCTTCTGCCGATTTTGAAAACTTAATTCTACCGTCAGGCATAACTTCTTGATTATAATTCTTTTTAGCTAACTCAGCTTCTGCATTTGCTTTTGCTTGAGCTTTTAGCTTTTCTTTTTCCTTTTCACCTTCATCACCTGTATCATCTAGGTTTACTTCTAAATTTAAGCCTTTACCAAATTTCTTAACCATAGCTGTTCCAAATCTCTCGTTCATTGAAACTTTATCCATGTCAGCGCTTCTTTTTCTTTTACCCATTTGCTTAACAAAAGCAAGTGGTGTATCATCATACATATTTGGAGGTCCATCTAGTTTTTCTGTATTTGGCCTCATGTCTTTCTGTTCCATCTTTTCACCGGCGGCATAAGCTGGAGCTTCCCAAGGTAAACTTTTATCACTTTCATTAAATTTAGATCTTGGAGTTCTTTTCATACCTTTACCATCCATATTGTGGTAAACAGCTTTATCATCATAAGCTAATTTTCCATCCATTATATCTCTTAAATGATGGTCCTCATGAGACTCTGCAACCTTTCTTAGCTTAGAATCTTTTGGAATATTCTTATTTACAATCATATTACCATTGTCATTAGCTCTAGCTACTAACCCAGTTTTATCTTCAAAGTTGTCTGGTTGAAAAGGTACTTCATACCTAGCAACTGGATCTATTTTTATTGGTTGTCTTAATTTAAAAGCCATATCTTATTTTTTATATTTTAGGAACTTTAATTTTATTAAAAAATTCTTTACGTTCTCTGCATCCACACCCTCCAGGAATTTTATCAGCTAATTTTTTAATACCTGTGACAGTAGTAAATCTTTCAATCATATCTCCTAATCCTTGAGTTTCCATAATTTTACCATTTAACTTTATCTGCCCAGTAGGCGGCAGACATTTTGCCTTTTGCTATATTTTTACCGTGTCTTGATTTAAAACTTTTTCTTCTAGCTTTTTGCTTTGATGATTCACCTGATTTAGGTTTGCCAGCAGTACTAACACCTTGTTGTCCAAATCTAATAATTTTTTCTTTACCACCTTCACAAGCTTTTACTATATGAGACTTTGTTCTGTGCGTAGGTGTTTTTCTAGGTTTATTACAAGCCATTGCTTTTTTATCCACCTTTTCTGACATAGCTAAACCTTTTTCGTTCTTACTAGCCCATACTGCTTTTCTCTGTGCTGCGCTTACAAAACCCACTACTTGCGTTTTTTTGATTTCAATGCTAGAATTTGTTTAGCTAATTCATCTAGCTTTCCATCAGTCTTTGTACCATCTTTAACTAATGTAGAAAGTACTTTAATTTCTTCAGATAATATATCGCCCATCTGTTCCATCATATCAACTCTTTCTTTTAGATTTTCTATATTAGCGTGATTCCATTTTTCTTTAAGATCATACTCTAATCTTTTCACTTCTGTAGGTGGTAAATTTTTTGCTTCTTCTATATCTTCTTGCAAAGTATAATACATACCTACTATTGTAGTAGTAAACATTATTATTCCAATTACAGTTTTTATATCAATTTTAAACTCAGTGTTCTCAGATATTTTCATACTCCTCTGTAGCATTAAATGATGGGCATGCTTTGTTAGCAAACTCATTGTGTGAATAAATAACAGCGTCTGGATACATTGCCTTTAACGTTTTAAGGACATGTAACAGGCTTTCTTTTTGGTCTTGTGTTCTAGTATCCTTCGGAGTCTTACCATCTGCTTCAACGCCTCCGCAATAGCATATACCTATACTATTTCTATTATGTGATTTGCAATGAGCTCCGATTCGGTCTATATCTCTACCTTTCTTTATAGTTCCATCTAGTTCGATGTAGAAATGATAACCGATGTCACTCCAGCCACGAGAATTAATATGCCAGTCTTTTATAGTTTCAACCGGTATATCTTGTCCTTCCCTAGTAGCGGAGCAATGTATGATAATTTCTTTTACTAATCTCATTATTTATTTTTTAATAAGTACCACTTATGTGCAGTATAACCTAATGTCGTTAACAACAATAGTATAGACAATAAAGGCTCTAGCCATCCTAGACTAACAACCGTAGCTGATGTTATATTTAAACAGTACAGCTTTAAATCTTCTAATGTATTCATCTTTGTGCTAACAAAACTGGATTACCTTTATAAGGTACGTTATCAATTTTCTTAAGTGTAGGCGTAATTGTAGAGTTGTTTGATTTCATAACTCTAGTACCGTATGGCTTGCACTTAGGACTAATGTCTTTACCTGCAGGTTTTTGTTTTTCTCCGTAACTTGGCATAATTATTTTTTTTAATGTTTGTAATATCCGTGTACTATATATAATTACGCGGATTATTTTCACTTTTACACGTTATCGTATTTTCTTTTTTTGTGAGTGTCATATTTAATATCACCTGCTAGTTTAGAAATGTGTTTTTCATCTGCTGTCATATTCTTGTCACTACCACCATGTTTTGAGTCATAATTTATATCTCTTTTTAAATAGTCAATATGAGCTTTATCATCTTTTCTAGCAGCATTAACATTACCTTTAGTTATTTTAGTGTGTTTACCATACATTCCAGGAGCAGCAGCAACCATGTCAGCAAATTCACCTGTTTTACCTTCCATTGCATTTTTTATACCAGCATTAAATCCTGGACCTTCGTCATACATCGCTGACTCAATTTTTTCACCCATACCACTAGCTTCACTTGCTCCGCCTGTAGCAATTCCAGCTATTAATCTTTTTGCTTTACCTTCTTTTTCTTCTCCTGATTTTGACATAGATTCACCAGCTTCCTGCATTGATTCTTGAATGTCTTTACCGCCTTTTGCTATAATATCAGCACTTTGATTACCTATTGTCCTGTTTGGAGCACCGTAAGCTGCCATACCTTGTTGGTTTGGAAACACTGGATCTTGTGGCGTGTTTGTGGCTTGATCAAAAGGCTGTCCAGCAGAGCTTGCTATTCTACTATTAAACATCTCGTTTTGAAATTGAGAAGCAGGCACTTTATTCATTGGTTGTGTAGGATTTGGATTAGCTTGTAACACATTTCTATCTACAGCTCCTGCAGCTCTATTTTTATCAACCTCAGCTGCTCCAATAGGATTTAACGTTGGGTCTGGCTTTATCATTGGAAATGATTTACCAAAGTTATTCACTTGTTTCATTTTAGGGGGATTTTGTTTAAACATACTTATAGCTGTATTAGGTTTTTGTTCAAAATAGTAATTAGTTTCTCCTCCATCAGCAGTAGGCATACCTACGATAGAATCTATAGTAGGAGGTGTAAACTCTTTTTTATCTAATTTTTTATTATATTCACTTTTTAAGGTCATCTTGTTTTATCTTTATTAACGAAAGATATAGCTCTTGCTGTAACCTTCCATGAGTATTTATTATTATTTTCTAGTTTTTTAGTAGGCATATCTTCTTCACCTAACATTATACGGTACATACGACTTATTAGTTGCTTACACTTGTATGAAACTTTATATATATGATATTTTTGAGTGGTGTGGTTTCTCTCTCTCCACACTGTAATCCACCCTTGTTTCAATAATCTGTTCCAGCGTCTATTATCCCAACTATAGGAGTACGTACCTTTTTTATAATCATCTTTTGTAAAGTGTTCTATAGCGTCTAAGTATACTAACAGCTCTAAGTCTGCATCTTTTAAGTTACTTATTTTACAAGCCCACTTTCTAATTATTCTATAATGTTTTAGTAAATTTAAATCCTTTAGATCACTAGATTTTATTTTTTTCATTATTTACCTTTAGAGGCTCTTCTAGCGGCTCTATTAGATTGTCTGTTAGATTTTTTAGCACTTCTTTTATCTTTTCTAGCACTTCTTTTACATTGTCTTTTTGCTCTACCTCTTTTGCCCGAGCACGCATCTTTCGCAGCTCTAAAATTTTCTTTAATTTCACGTTTATTAGATTTCTTTTCTGCTCTTCTATCTCCTTTAGACATATCAGGATCGTACTCGTCAGTGTACTGAACATTCCCATCAGAATCTTTAACAACATTAGGATTTTCTTCTTCTTCGCCTTCTTCTTCTTCTTTCTTTTTAGCATCGAATTCAGCTTGTTCTTCTGCTAATTTTTTTCTTTGGAAGAAACTATCTACTTCTTCTCTTCCATAGTTCATTTTTTTATCATCGATCTCGTCTACAGGTCTATCAGATGGAGATGCTGTTGCTTTATCTTTAGCGGCTTTAGCTTCTGCCGCAGCTGAAGCTTCTTCTTCTTTCTTTGCAGCAATAAACTCTTGGCCCTTTCTCACCATTTCCTTTGTCATACCAGCTATGTTAAGCGCAACTCCACCCTTAAATTTATTTGTATAGTCTGGTTGCAAATAACCTTTTGTTTTTCTACCTGATTTCCTTAATCTACTCATTGTTATATTATTAGTACGACATCAAATTCTTTTATAACTTTGTATTTTTTATTTTTTATTTCTATACCAAAACCAGCATTTTGATCGTAGTATATTTTATCTTTTCTTTTTAATACTTTAACTTCAGACCCAGGCTCTATAACTATAGCTTGCCTAAACCTTATATCTTCTCTTTGTTTGTCACTTAGTATTAAACCACCTTCAGTTTTTATATTTTTTTCTTCTAAAGGCTCTATAACTATATACTTACCTACTGCTTTCATGCTCTTATATTATTAATTACACAATCAGTTGATAATATAGTTGTAGCTACTGAAGCTGCATTAACTAAAGCGCTTTTAGTAACCAATAAAGGATCTATAATTCCGGCTTTTACCATATCCACCGTATTTCCTGTAACCACGTCTAATCCTTTACCTTCTTCAAGCTTTTCTAACTCATCAATACCCGCATTTTCTAATATTAACTCATAAGGTCTTCTTATTGCTTGGTAAAGTATTTCTTCACCTATAGAATCAGGTTTTAAGTTAAAACTAGCGTTTAATAAAGCTATACCACCACCTGGTAATATACCTTCTTTTATAGCAGCTCTAGTAGCACAAATAGCATCTTCTACTCTATCTTTTTTTTCTTTTAATTCTATATCTGAATTTGCACCAACCTTAACTGTAGCTACTTTAGCTTTTAACATTGCTAATCTTTTTTCTGTTTTAATAGCTATATTAGGGTTTTTTTGCTTTTTTAATACTTTTTCTAACATTTTAATAGTTTCTTCTACTTCCTCATTGTCAGTTAAATCAACTTTTAATATTGTATCTTCTCTGCCTGATATAGATTTTAAACATCTACCTAAATGTTCAGGTTGTATAATATCCATATCATCACCTAAATCTTCATTTATTAAAGTAGCTCCTGTCAAAGTACATAAATCACTTAATATATCTTTTTTGCTTAATCCAAAAGCAGGAGAGCCTATTATATTGATTTTAATATTACCCTTTACTTTATTCATAGCTAAAGCATTCATAACTTGAGTATCTACATCGGCTATAACTAATAAACTTTCGTTATTTTTTATACAGTACTCTAATATAGGTTGTATTTTCCTAATGCTATCTATATTAGACTCAACTATTAAAACTAAAGGATTGTCTAATTCTGCTGTTCCCTGTTCTTTGTTTGTTATAAAATGATTGTTTAACAATGGCTTGTGGTATTGTACTCCTTCTATTAAACTTACATTTGTTTCAGAATCTTCACTAACTTCCATTATGACTACACCTGTTTCATCAACCAGCTTAAAAGCTTCACCTATAACTTTACCTAATTCTTTATCATTATTTGAAGATATAGTAGCAACTTGATATATTTTGTCTCCTGTAATATTTTCTTTTATTTTTTCTAAATATGAAATAACTTTTTTAACACCAGAGTTTATACCTTCTCTAATAGACCTTGTGTTATCTAATAGCTCATGTTCATTAGCTTGTTTTAATATAGCATGAGCCAAAACAGTTGCAGTAGTAGTTCCATCTCCTGCTTCTTTTACTGTTCTTTGTGCTGCCTGTTTTATTAAAGTAGCTCCAATATTCTCTAAAGGATCTTGTAGTATAACTGAATTAGCTACTGTTACTCCATCTTTTGTTATTTGGGGCATGCCATTGCTGTCTTCTAATATGACACATTTACCACTTGCACCTAACGTTGAACCCACTGCATTAGTAAGTTTCTCAACGCCAGTTAATACTTGACTTTTAGCATGATCGCCAAAAGCCAAGTTTTTAACTAACTTTATTTCTTCCATTTGATTTGATTAAATTTTATTTGTTTTGAATATTACTTAAAGGTTTTAACTACTTTAGGCCCTTGGTTAAACTCTAGCTTTTTAGAATAATGTTCAATAGAAGCATCTATTGCTTGTTCTGCTCCAGCTATTGTTTCTCTTCTGGTAACATCGATCCAGTCGTCTGAGTCAATGCACTTATATTCGGTTTGTAAAAATCCATTTGGTAATTGAACTATTCTCCAGTTTTTCTTCTGTGAGATATGTTTCCAGTACTTAATGGTATCTTCTGTCGGTTGTGGTGCACTATTCCACGTGTTAGTGCGGGTGTATAAAAACGTCATGGTTTTTAGTTTTAGTTATTATTGGTTATTATATATGTATTTGTGTATTAATAAAATGAACAAAGCTCCTAAAGCAAATCCAAATATATATGGATCTAGTGAGGTTGGTTGCTCAAGTATTAATGGGTCTATATCGTCGTAATAGTTCATATATATACTATCACTTGATAGTTCGGTTATTTAATGTTTTTACTATTTTTTATAAAAATGTAAAGCAACTCCAACTTCTATAGGTTCACTGGCGCCAGTTTCATCTAATAATTGATTTAAATCACTAGGTGGTGGATTTGGATTGGGAAGATGAATTGGAACGAAGAAGTCAAGATTATATCTTGAAATCAAAGGGTCACTAATTAAATTTTTTGCACCAGCTAATTGTACTCCAGTATTACTTGAACCAAAAGAAACAACTACTACAATATCATCTCCTGCTGAAAAAGTGTATGGGGTTGGATTTCCTTCCGAGTTTGTAAAAACAATAGTTTGTACTCCAGGTAGTGCTGCTCCACCCGATTGGCTTCCTGACAGTACTAAAGTACCACCAGTAACTATAGAACCAAGATAAACAAATACACTTACAGGGTCTGAACCACCAAATCTAAAAAAATCTACATTACTAATTTCACAATCCCTGTCACATACACTTTGCCTTATAACTGTAAGTTTTGATTCACCTTCTGAAGGTCCTATAATGGCAGTAGAATCGTATATAGTAAATGTATTAAAACCTTCTAACGCCCCTGCTGGAGTTGAAGATGAGTATTGGGGTATATTAAGTGTCGTGCCATTCCAAG